CGGGATGCGCGTCGTGATGTCACCTTCAAGGGCCAGCGAGATGCCGGCCTTGCCCAGATATGGGGCGGTGACGTTCAAAGCGGGGACCCCCGGGATGTTGACGCTCGCACGCAGCCGGTTCAGGGTGCCCTGGGCGATAAGCGGGTTACTGGCCATTGCTCAGCTCCTGGTTAGGCGACGAAGTTCGTCACGTTAAGGTTAAACACGATCTGCTCGAACCCGCGCAGCGGCGTGTAGACTGCCGCAAGGCCGGCGTACTTCCCGATGGCGTAGTCGGACGGGTTGAGCGAGTTGTAGTTGGCGAACGGGATCGCGTTGACTGCGCACTGGCCGGCATAAGCACCATTGCCCAGCGCCGTGGCGAAGTCGGCCCCGGACAACTGACTGGCCGTGACATTGCCCAGGACCAGCCCGTAGGCGATGCCTCGGGTGAAGGTTTTCTGCGCGCGCACCTGCAGCCGGTTGATGCCCTGCTGGTTGTAGTACAGCGGCGCCAGCGGGTTGTTCGAGCCGTTGATGATCTCGTTGGAGATGTCAAGCTCCAGATTGATCTGGGTCCAGTCTACCGAGTACCAGTAGTTGAACGGGTTGCCGTCGCACATGTGGCCCCAGACCAGCATGGTGTTGCTGATCCCGCCCTCAGCACCCGTAACGACGTAGTTGACATTGTTGGTCTTGAAAGCGGCGGCCTGCGGACCGGTAGCCGGATAGACGGTAACACCGGTCAGGTAGCTGAAGCACAGCGGGGTAACCTGATTCGAGGGGCTCGGGTTGTAGTTCAGCGTGCGTTGGAAGACCGAGGCCAAGGTAAATTCCGTCAACGGGCTGCTAACGTTGCTCGTGACAGCCGGGGCCTCAATCATCATGAACACGCATTTCAGCGGCGTGCTGGTCCCGTTTGTTACGAAGCTGCTGTAGGTCGACAGGGTCACCGTGGTGAAGAAGTACTTCTTCGCTGTCAAACCGGTGTAGGTCGCCATCAGCTGCACGTACGTCGGCTCGGCATCCCAGCCACGCGGCACCAGGTACGAGTAAAACTGGTTCGGGTTTGCCGTGTCGTAAGCCGCCAGCGCGGTTACGCCCTGCGCCGTGGTGCCGGCACCCAGCTCCAGCACGTAGACGCTGGTGTTCGACCCTTGGGCGAAGAACGTGTTGGCCATCTGCTGCAGCATGATGGAGGCGTACGGTACCCACGTGCCTTGCACCGTCGCAGCACCGGGGTTGGTGGTCAGCGGGTAGGTGAAGGTGTTGGCGCCGGTCACGGTGCAGGTGAAGGTACCATTGTAGCCGGTGGGCGTGAACCCGGCGATGGTCAGGCTCACCGTCGAGCCATTGGCCAGGCCATGCGGGTTGGTGGTTGTGATGGTTACCACGCCAGTCAACCAGGCAGCGCTAGAGATGGCGGCGGCCGTAGGCAACAGCGGGGTCAGGTCCGACTTCTGGGTCAGCAGCGAGGTGCTGCCTGCTGCCAGGTTGGTCCCACCCTGCGTCACCAGCGCCCCCGTCCGCTGCAGCGTGCTAGGTGCCGGCGGCGTGGTCTGACTGACGTTAAGAATGACGATGTTCGGTTGGGTCATGGCTTACCCCTTACTGGAAGCTGACAGCCAGCACCTGACCGGTGCCCGGGGTGACCACGAGGCCGTTGGCAAAGGGCATATCGAGGTCGATGACGCTGACAGCATTCGGAATTGCAGCCAGCTGGTTGCCTACAGCAGCGGCGCCCGTGGTAGCAGCGTCGTTCACGCTGCCGGCGGTAGAGCCGGCGGTAATGACCGAGATCTTGGCCACACGGCCGAAGCTGTTTTTGATCACGGTAGCCGCGGTCACGTTAAAGGTAACGGTCAGACCCTTACCGACCAGCTGAGCGCCGGTCTGGTCCAGGTTGGCCGGTTGCAGCGCGCGGGTGACGGCGTTGCGGAAATTAAGGAACTGGTTTACTTGAGGCATGGTGCGTCTCCACAGGTTGACAATCGACCTACTCGGTCGGGAAGTACGACGGGACAGCCTTCGCAATCAGCTGCCGCGCCAAATTTTGAACACGGGTTTGGTAGTAGTTTACACGCAGCTCGAGGACCTTGCAGTTGGCCAGTGCGTTGATCTCATTCTGAGGTCTCTTCTCCTCTTGGATGATCGGCATGTTCATGATGCCGAACAGGTCCCCATCTAGCGATGCCTGGAAGATGCGATCTTGCAGGTCCAGCGCTTGATTGTTGCGTAGGCCAAACATCGTCAGCCGCACCGTGTCCTCTACCAGCTGGTAGTGGTTGGACAACTGGTCAAAGCTGGGCGCCATTTGGATGGCCTGCGTCTTGCTGGGCTCGATATGCGCCGCGATGTAGGGCGGTCGGACGTTCGAGGGCATGGCGAACGACGGGTAGATTGGCACGGCACCGCTAAAGCTCAGCCAGATGGGTAAGCTGTTGGACACCACCAGGGTCTTGGTGTCCAGCTGGCGTGGGTCATCGATGATCTGGCTCAGCATCGTGGGGTAGATGGCCTCGCCACGGTAGTGGTGAAGATCTGCCTGACGATAGTACGCGTCACGCGAAGAGAAGGCAAACTTGATGCCATCCACCTCCGTCAGGTAGAGCACCGTGTCAGAAATGACGTTGAACTCATCAATTGGAGACTGCGCCGTGAAGATAGCACGGTTCCAGCCATAGTTCTCCTCAGCCGTTTGCAAGAACTCAGTGGAGTAGTGGAAGCTACCCTTGACCTGAACGGTGAAGGGCGGAGCTGCGATCGTAGCCTCTTGGTCATAGGACGAGGTATCGAAGGCGCTGGCACCAAAGGTAGCTGAGCTGCTGAGCAGTGAGGAGGCCACCCAGAACACGAAGCCATCCAGCGGCAGCACGACCTGCTCGTACTTGGTGAACGTCAGGACCTGGTTGTAGGACAGGGTCTCAAGCCCGGCCTCAAGCCCCGCGTTCAACTCCGTTGGAAACTGCTCGTTCAAGCCTGGCATATCATCTGCTCCTGGTCCTATTTACTCTTCCACATCTTAAAGCTGGCCTGGTACTGCCCCGTGTCGATGAAGGAGGGGCGTCGCTGGCCAGTCCTTGGGTCCTTCAGGCGGTGGTTGATGCCTTCCAAAGCTGCCTTAGTCGGGACCCCTGCCACGCCAGCCTGGGCTATCTCCTCGCGATCCAGGAACCCCCTGAAGTCGCTTTCAAGCTGGTCAAAGGCCGTGCGTAGGTCAAGATCCGGTGATCCTCCCATCAGGAAGGTCTCCATGGCGCCGGCGGCGGCATTTTCCAGCTCAGCCGCTATTTTAGCACTATATTTGTCAGCAAAAACCGCCATGATGCCATATTGGCTCTCAAGCTCCTCCGCCACGCTCCCAGTGGTCGTGGTAGCCAGGGTGGGCTCAGCAGGTTTTGGTGGCTTCTTGCGCTTGGTGATCTTCTTCGGGGGACTCGGCTCGCTGTAGACGCGGTAAGGCAGGTCGATAACCCCGAGGTTGATGATCATGTCAGCCCCCAGTTGGTACCGTAGGCTTGGGCAATCTGGATGTACCAGCGGCCGTACGGGGTCTTCAGCTGCTGCAGATTAGCCAGCGTCAGCTCCTTCATAAACTCCGGGGTCAGCTTGGACTCCGATGTGGAGCTGTCCGCGCTGGCCTGAATTACACCGGCGGTGAAGGAGTTGAGGTTCATCGTCTTGCGCAAGTTCGCGAAGTAGGACGAACCTGTCTGGTCAGGTGCCCAGTTAAGCAGGTAGTCGCCACCCAGGTTGTAGACCGCTTGGTTGTATAGGGTGGGGGAGACGGTTTGAATGACCGGCAGCACGATCTCCAACGCGTAGTTGAAGGCGTCGGTGATGACCGGCGACGTATCAGGGAGGGCCGACGTCGGCACCCCCATGATGTTCCGGATGAACAGCTGGAAGTCAGCCAACGTCGGATTCATGATTAGCCTCGCGCGCGGCGGCTGCGGGAGCCAGGCTTCTCGACGGCCACAGTTTCGTTAACCGTGGTATCGGCGTCCGGGCGGCGCTCTTCCACAATCTCTACCTCCAGGCTGGAGTGGTGGAGGCCAGTTTCTTCACCCAGCTGGTCCATGGCAGCGTCGGTGGCAAGGGCGGCCTCTTTGCGACGCTCCTGGGCATTGCGGTCCAGCGCGTCGTTGTTCTGCTCGATGGCAGCCTCGATGCGGCTGGTGGTGATCGGCTTGTCGAAGGCGTAGACCAGCCCAGCGTAGCCCGGGTTGCGATCAAGCTCAGAGGCCGGTTTGATGCCATACATCTCGTGTTGGTGAACGATCATTTCCAGCTGATCACGCGGCGCTTCCTGCCAGATCTGCTGCTGGGTACCCGGTTGGATGTTCTGAATCAGCGGACGGCGGGAATCGGGTGCCCAGTAGTGGAACTCCTGCACTTGCTTGGATGCGTTGGCGACGAACAACTTAGCCATTTGTGTCTCCTTAGGTGTCAGCGCCCGGGGCCGAAGCCCCGGGACCTTGAGCCAGCTTAGAAGCCGGCCGAAATGATGGTGGTAGCTTCCGGACGGACTGCCCAGCCCGAGGTCACACGGAGCTCGGACAGCACGTCGATGGCACCACCAGGCAGCGGAGTCGGGATCTCACGCGGTGCCGGCATGTCGCACAGCTGTACGTTGCAGCCCTCGAATCCGGGTGCCAGCTTGGCGAACTCGTTGGTGTTGATGCGACCCGAGGCCGGCTTCTTTACCTCCGGGATGGTGACGACGATCACGTCGGTACCGCCGGCGCCCTTGCCGATCAGGGTGTCGTCGGCTACCCACATTACCTCATCGTCATTCCACTCTGCCACGTTGGCTACCGTCCCAGCCGTGGTGTTCACACCGCCGCCGATCCGCTGGTACTGGGTCAGCTGCACGATGCCTTGGTAGCTGATGGCGGCCAGGATCCGCTGGGTGGTCAGGATGGTGACGCGGACCGGGATGCCGACCTGCATGGTGCGGGTCTTGGCAGCGCCGATCTGCTGCAGCAGGAACGTGGCCAGCTGGCCGTTGTCATAGGTGCTGATGGTGGTATTGCCGTTCGAGTCAGCCGGCAGGTTCACGGCAGTGGCGCCGTTGGTGTTCAGCAGGCCCTCACCGTTCACCGGGTTGAAGCCATACAGCAGGCCGTTACGCATCTGTTGGAAGATGCCCTGGCGCATAGCCAGACGCTGTGCATCCACAATCGAGGCGCCCCAGCGGCCGAAGGCGGCCGTATCGTGGTGGTCATACTCGGCGCGGGTGCGAAGCAGGTAGGTCGGGGTGCTGATCATGTTGGCGGTCACGGTGGCCGACGGCAGCTGGTTGTAGGCCGACTGGCCAGCAGCTACCTTGGTACGGACGTCGAGACGCTTCATGTAGACAGCCAGGTCACCCTCACCCAGGCGTACCAGCGGATCACCGGTAGCCAGGGTATCGAAGGCACCGGATGCCTGCTGGTACTGCAGCAGGATTTCCGGCATCACATACGACGGGTTGACCATTACGAAAGAGGGGGTTGCGTTAGCCATAGTTCGCGGTCCTTGTTAGATCTGGATCAGGGCCGCATTGCCGACGGTCCAGTTCACGTAGTTGTTGATCGGGTCGTACTTGATCACCTTGCTGTTGGTGTTGACCCCGAGGATCTTCACCGGCAGGGCACCAGTACCTTCGTTCAGCACCGGGGAACCGGCAATGACGCCAATGGCGCCGGAAGCCGCGACGACCTGGAAGCTGAAGTTCTGGCTGTTGGTGAACGCAGTCACCTGGAAGTTGCCGTTGACCAGGGCATTACCACCGGTACCGGCGTTGGTCGCCCCGGAGATGGTGATGTAGTCACCGACCGCACCCACCAAGGTAGCAGCCGAGGCCACGCAAGCGATGGTGTACACGCCGTTGGCGTAGGTAGCGGTCATGCTGGTCAGGGCCACGGTGGCGGTCGAGTTGTAGGCCTGCAGCACCTGGTTGTTGAAGTCCCAGGACACGTTCTGGGTGATCAGGCCACCCTGGACAGCCGCGATCAGGCTCGCGTCGCAACCGACCACGATACGGGCACCCGAGCCCATGCGGTAGAACGGCACGGTCATGCCGGAACCAGCCGACGGAGCCTGCGACTGCGGCGAGGTCACCCAGTTATGGGCCTGGTTCAACACCGAGAAGCCGGTCAGGTTAGCCAGGCTGGTGGCGCGACCTACCGGGCCCCCATAGGTGCCGTCGTAGCCAGCCGGTGGGACGTTCTCGTAGATGGCGATGCCACCCCACATCGGCAGGGTTTCGGTGCTGTTCAGCCAGCCACCAGCCAGGCGGTTGCGGATGGTCGGATCATCCAGCGCCGAGCCTTGGACGTAGCCATCGGACTGAACCGAGAAGCTACCAGCCCCGTTGGTGGTGAGATACGGGTTGAAGGAGATGTTGCTAGCCATGGTTTAGGCCCCCTTGTTGATTTGGCGCTGAATCATGCGCGGCGCCTTGAATTGATTGGTCCAGGCGCTCGGCTTGCCGATAAAGGTCTTGATGACGCGGCCGGTCTCATCCTTGCGGGTGCGCTCAATCAGCATGTCCTCCGGAATATCCGTCGGGTTCATGGCCGACTTGGCGGCATCCGCGTAGATCTGCTCCTCAGCGATGCTCAGCACCGAGCTGTCCACTCGGGACAGGTCGACGCCCTTCCAGGCCTCGCTGTGGTTCTTCAGGCCGCTAGCCAGTCGCGTGCGGTAGGCTTGCAGCGTCTCACCACGCAGCGGACCCGGGGCCGAGTCTCCGAAGGCGGCGTACACGCTATCAGCTTTCGCCTGGTGCTTGGCCATCTCGCTGTAGTCATCATCGAAGCAAGACTTCGGGATGTGGGTCACCGCGGACTCGAGACGAGCGATGCGCTCATCAGCGTCCTTGCGAGCCTTCTCCTCCTCCTCTTCCTTGCGCTTGGCTTCTTCCTCAGCGTCCTTCTTAGCCTTGGCTTCCTCCTCGGCCGCCTTCTCGGCATCCTTCTTAGCCTTGTCAGCCATGGTTTTGCCCTCCTCGGTGTCCTTCTTGGCCTTGTCGGCGTCCATCGAGGCGGCGGTCGGTAGAGCTTCACCCGGCATCGAGCCCTCATCCTTCTTGGCGGAATCGGCGCGGGTGCGTTCGTCCTCCAGCTTGGTAATGCGGTTGGCGAGGGATTCAAAAGCCGAGGAGATCTTCTCCAGGTGCTTCATCCAGCTCTCACCATCGCCGCTGTCCTTGCGGGCAACTTCTTCCAGATTGTCCTTCTTGGACTCATTTTCAGTTGGCATGGCACTGTCCTTCAATGCGTATGTAGTACGTTCAGACTGGGGGAGCTCCCCCGCTTGGTCCACCTGGCCACTGCTGGCGTGGGCGGAATCGACACCGGTTGGAGGGCCACCCTTGTCCCAAACCCCCTGGAGGCAGACTGCCAGGTGGTCAAGAAGCCCGGGCTTCCCTTCAATCAGGATCGACCGTCCGTCAGCCAGGTCAAGCTTAGTGTTGTCATCGGTGTTGGTGAAGTAGACACTGGGCGACGTAGAAAGTTGGTGTTTGGCCATAATTTCAGCAGCTTCGTCATCATAGACCCGGCTGATGCCCCACACCTCGTCACCTGAGATGTACGGCAGCATTATAGCCCCGATGTTGCGTTTTTTGAATTGCTCACTGTTGAGCAAGTTCTCCTCTGGATGCTCCACGATGACGGTCAGCCCATTGCACCGAGCTAGGAACTCATCAGTCAGGTAGTTCTCCGGTGGCCGATAGACGAACTCATCAAGTGCCCGGCGATAGGCGGTGCCCGTGCCAGTGATGCGCAGGTTAAAGAGCCAGACGTTGTGGAACCGTTGGGGAGACGGCAACTTGCCATCCCTGATGGCTTGGGCCACCTCCAGCTCCGTCACGTTGGGGCCCAACGTGGACTGGGCAAATTTTGGCCCCAGCACGCAGCGGACCAGCCCCGGATGGAGGGTGAAATTGTCCATTTATTGACCTCTGCAAGTTAATCTCACTGCTACACATTTTGCTACAGCTTCACATTTTCTCTATATTGTTGGTCGGCTAACGGTAGTGTAAGTAAAATATACTGAGACTACAGAGAGGGATAAGAGAAATAGAGGAAAAATGTGAAGCTGTAGCAAAATGTGTAGCAACCTAAAACGCGCAGGAAACTTGAGTTCAGGTAGGGTGTAGATACATTGGCCCTAACTTATTCCGTAAGTTTCCTGATGCCTTCCTGTTTAACCAGCTAGCGCTTCTGGGTCCGTCGGCAGCTGTGCCCTTGCCATGTCCAGCACCTCCTCCAGTGCCACCCACCGGTAATCGATGCTTTCGGGGCACATCACCACCGGGAACGGCTGCACGTGGGCCAGGTACGTCGTGAACTCCGTGCTCTCGATGCGGGTGCGGCTGATCAGCTGCAGCGGGCCCTCATAACGGAACCCAGTCTCCTCAAATGCCTCCCTCCGAGCAGTCTCCTCGATGGTCTCACCTGGCTCGTGGTGACCACCAGGGAAGGCCCACTCCAGCGGGTGGTCGCCACCGTTGCCGCGTCGCATCAGCAGCACCTTGCCGTCAGCCACAAAGCAGATACCTGCTGCCTGTGTCCAGTCCGTGGTCGCGCTCATGATCAGAACCCCTTGTGGGCGATCACCAACAGGTTGGCCGGTGCCGTGCCAGCCGTCACAATTGTCAGCCCCGTGGTGAAGCGCAGGTCCCAGTTGGTGATGGCCAGCTGGCTGGTGGTGTTGAGCGTGATCATCGGCTGGCCCACCGGCGACAACCCGTCGTAGATGGCCACCTGGCTGGCGGTGCCGGGCACCCCCACCACCAGGCTCATGACGGTGCCCTGCCCCTTGATGATCGCCGCGTTGGTCACGTTCGACGTCATGGAGATATTCATGCCGTACTCCTTTGATTGAAAAGATAAAGCCGGCAAACATACCCGGCCGGCTTTATTGTACCACGTCCCTCTGGCACCAAATCACCGTGGGTCGATGTAGCTCACCAGCTGGTTGATGGTGGTCATGGCCGTTACTGCAGCCACCTGCACGTCCTCCGCGGCGTCGTAGGTCTTGGCCAGGGCCGCCAGTGGCACCGCAAAGGCCATCGCTTCGTCGGTGGTGGCCAAGCTCATCTCCGTGCCATCTAGTGACGTGATGGCATAGGGGAGCAGCGCTGAAGCTGCGGTGGAGCTAGTGCCCACCAGCGCTGCCAGCACCCCGAACTCAGCCCGGGAGCCAGCGTCCGTCGGGAACGGGTGACTATTGTAAGTGATCGTCCCGTTGTTCAGGAGCTGCTGGGTCTTGGCGATGATGCTGGCCAGCAGACCCGCCCGGACCTGGGCCATGGTGTAGGGTTGGTTCCCGGGCGGCGCCCAGGTCACGCGCCCGTTGGTATCGGTGCTTTGCATCCAGCCCTGACCAGCCGGAAAGAGGCTGGTCCCGATGTCGATGGGAAGCTGGTTCGGGTGGGCGTCGGCGTACCCACTGGCGAAGTCGCTGAAGCTAGTGCCCGTGTAGATCCCGGCGCCAATGGCGAGATTCGTCCCGTCGGTTGAAACAACTGCGTACTTGGTCATGGTGCCTCTCCTTAGCGTGGGTCGATGTACTGGACCAGTTGCGTAATGGTGGTCATAGCCATGATAGCGGCTACCTGGTCGGCCTCAGCTGCGTAGACCCCCTTAAGTGGGGACAGCATCGACAGCGCGAAGTCTTGCGCCTCATGGATGGTGTCGATGCTGACCTCGGTGTTGTCATCCGCCAGCACGCGCAAGGGCAGCAACTCGGTGGCAAATGAGTTGGAGATGGACACGGTATTCGCCAGCAGCACAATGTCGTCACGGGTCTCATGGTCACGCGCAAATGTTTTACCCTTGAACGTCACGGTTCCCGAGTACTCGAAGTACGGCATCTTGTTGATGACTAGCTGGACCACCTTTGTTCGAACAGTGTCGATGGTCTGGAAGATGTTCCCCTTTGGCCGATACTGCTTGACACCGGAACCTTGAGAAGCAACAACGGTTTCCGACCAACCCTGGCCCTCAGGGAACTTGGACTGGCCGATGTCGACCAGCTGCTGGTTGGGGTTGGTTGCGTGGTAGGCAGCCTGGAAGTCGGTGAATGGCCCGGCAGCTGTGTTGTAGTACGACACAAGCCCCACGGAGTTGTTGTCCGTGGTGATCGCCGCGTATTTGATGGTCGTCATTATTTGATCCTCGTGATCTGGATGTTGCCACCGTACCCGGCAGAGAGCCCACCAGCGCCACCCGCGTTAGCGGTCAAGGTGGTGCCGCTGGTCTGCCAGGTATAGACTTGGAAGTACTGACCCACGCCTAGGGTCATGGTCGCGCTCCCGGCTACGGTCGTGATGTCACCGGAGCAGGCATTGATCGTGCTGTATGCCAGCCGTTCCGCACCTGAGCCATTGAAGCTGATCCAGCCAAATCGATGCCCAGCTGAGTTGGTTTCGTAGCTGATCAGGTAGGAAACGGTGATGGTGATTCGTTGCTGGGTGTTGTTGTAGAAGCCATACGTGTAGGGCGAGTACGCAATGCCGGTGGCAGCCGCGTTGAAGTTATACAGCTCGTCGGCAGTGTCATAGATAACAAGCGTATCCGTAGAATCTGGTACGCTAAAGCCAGCGCTGGAGTACTGAGCAAATACCGAACCCCGCGCCGTGTTGCGGTACCAGGTACCCGTGCCGGCGTTGTACTCCAGCGTGTCCTGGTCGATGATGCCGTCTACGCTGATTGGGGCGCCCTTGATCGTCGGGTAGCCCATCGTCAGCAGCCCGTTGAAGTACGTCAGCACCTTCCAGTCATCGGCTGGGGAAGCCAAGGTGCTTTGTGGTACCGGCAGGCCACCAACCCTGGGTGCACCCACGGCCCACACGCCGTTAACCGGGTCGTAGTACGGCGCGTCCCCCAACGTGGCTGGGGCTGCCGACTGCGCCCATGGCTTGCTGCCCAGGTAGGTTTGTGCGGCCTGCAGCTGCCCGCTGACGTACGCGTTGCCCGCACCCGCCTGCACGGTCGTGTAGGTATAGCTGAGCCACGTGTTGATCGCACTGGTGTTGATGCCGCTGTACAGCGTGGTTCGGCCGCTGTCGATGTAGTACTGCATCCCGATGGCCACGCTGCTGGATGTCACCTGATCTGCCACGGTGGTCCAGAACAGCTGCACGCCGGTTTGGCAAATGGCGGTCGTGCCGTCGCCCTCATCGATGGCTGGGTCGGAGCTCGGGTTGACGTACTGCACCTTCAGGAACCCGCTGTCCACACCAAGCGCCTCAATCTGGAACAACCCGTTGTTGCCGCTAAAGGCAGCGCCTTGAATGATCAGGTAGCCGCCTACAACCAAGTTCGTCGTGGATGTGGCCTGGTCCAGCCAGACCTCGGACGTGATGCCAGGTGCAATGGAGCGGATGGCCAGCACGTTGTAGCTGACGCCTGGCGCTTGCACCTGCCCTTGGTAGCCTGGCACCGCCACCACCCCAGTCAGGTAGGCCAGCGCCGCCGTGTCGTCCACCGTCAGGCCATATTGATCAATCACGACGTACGGGAAGTTCTGGTCACCCGAGTGCTGGCGGTAGAACACACATGCCCCGACGTTGTCGTTGAACGTCCACTTAACCGCGCTGGCGGGGCTGGACGGGATGACGCCATTCCCCACATCCACGAACGGCACGTTCACGACGCACGGGCCGCCAGTCAGCCACACGTCGTACGGGGTGATCAACCCCTGGCCGATCGGCTTCGGCAGCCAGTAGTTCTGCGACGGCAGCGGGTTTTCCCACGGCGGCGTGTTGCTCTCGGCCGGGCCACCAAGGCCGCTTACCGTGAGTTGCGTCACGTTCCAGTTGGTAGCGTTGCCGGTGTAGGTGAAGCGATACACCCGCGTCGTGCTGACGCCAAGCAGGATGTTGCCGCCGGAGCTAAGCGCCCCGGTAAAGCCCTGGCTGACGTTGTATGTCGCGATCTGGCAGTTGTAGTTGCCGGGTCCGATGTTGATGACCTCGACCCAGTCACCGACGTTGAGCCACGACGACCCCGCGCTGATGTCCGGCAGGGTATAGATCCCGCGCAAGGCACCGTCGCTGCCCGAGAACTGCAGGCGCTGGAACCGGTACTGCTGCCAGTTCGCTTGCGTCTTAAGGTCCACCTGGCCCGTGAAGGCTTGCAGGTTCACGCCAACGAACGTAGATGGCACCTTGCCCCCGACAAGCGTCAAGCCAGACTTCGTGATGGTGCGGCTATCACCCGTGCCGATGGTCAGCTCTTGGGACGCTGGCGTGGACACGTAGGTCAGGCCGCCTGTACCGACGAACTGCGCCGTCGTGAACCGAATGCGGTAGGGGCCAACTGGGAAGTTGAATGAGCTGGTTGTGCAGTAGACGTTGAAGTTCACGCCGCTGTAGTCGATGGCAAACTTAAACGCCGGCCCCAACCCGGTGAAGATCGTGCCACCATCTGACGAGATGCCTAGCGTGGTGATCTGCTCTGCTGAGGGGATGGCGAACCAGACAAAGCGGGCGCCTGACACCGAGGTAAAGTCCGTGGTCAACGTGTTGAGCTGGCTGGCGTCCCAAGTATTGACTGTGTTGGCCGTGGGCAAGGCCGCTTTGACAGCGGACGCGGTCAAGGTGCTGCTGGCGTCGGTGAAGAAGCGGATGGCCAGCGTGGAGCCGCCGCCAGTTGCGCTAATGATCGGGCTGCGCGGGTTGGTGGTGTCCACCGTCACGTTGGTCCCAGCTTGGATGCTGCCCACCACGCTGTCGTTGGTAAACGCAGACAAGGCCGTGGGCTTGTGCTGGATAAAACTTGGCAGCGCGTTGTTTGCCTGCGTCCAATCGGCCTGTACCTGCGCTGCTGGTATGTCAGCCAGGTCTGCGATGGTCGTCAGCACCGACTGCTGGCCGAAGATCTCGAAGTAGGGCACGTTCTGCCCAGCCAGCACGTCACCCATCAAGGACAGCGTTCCCGTCCCAGCGGTCAGGGTAACGAACAGCACCTGGCCGTCGGTGAAGAAGGCTGGCACGGGCAGGTTAACTTGTAGGTTAACTGGGCTCCCAGTCGGGTTCGCCGGGATGTCAAAGCCTACCCCGCCGGTGGATCGCATGTAGTCGAAGATGGGCGGGTCGTGGGTGAACGAGGTCACACGGACCTGCAGGTTGCAGCTGGTGGCCGCGGTGGCGTTCGGTGCCACCTTGAACGTGTAGCGGTTGCGGTTCCCGCGGTCCGTGGAGGTGATGCTGAACTGCAGCGTCTGGCCGCTGAAGACCTGCGTGGCCGCTACCGGGGATGGCGCCGTGGTGAATGGGCCAAACTTCTCACGCCACGCGGTGGAAGCCCCGCTGCTGGTCAGCTCGTAGCCTACCGGGTAGAACTTTCGGCCAGATGCTAGCTCAGTCGAAATGATGATGGAGCCACCGTTGCTGAAGTCCCAGTTCCCCACCTGCAAGGCACCGCCGTCAGGCAGCTGCATGGGAATGTCAGACGTGATCATGTCCATCGAGGCCCCGAGCATCTGGCCACCTGGGGTGCGGGTCAGCCCTGACGGGGTGAGGGCGCCGCTGCTCGCCTGCGGGATTACCCCAGCTGCCAGCGCCTGCACGCTGCCGACGGTCGCGTTGTCCGGGTTGGTGAAGGCATTGGTGTTCGGGTTCGACTCATACAGCCGCTTGATATCGCTAGCGTCAAGCCCGGTGAAGAACACCCAGCCGCCGGCTGTGTAGGTCAGATCCGGGCCGGCCCACTCGTAGGTTCCTATCTTCGTGGTATCCGGGTCCGCGGTAACCGTGGCCAAGGTCACGAAGACTGGGTTGTTCAGCAGCTCGGAGGCGTGGGTTTGGCTCCAGGCATCCATAGCAGCAAAGGTGGTAAATGGCTGGCCAGAGGCAATGACAGTCTGGCGACCCGTGTAGGTAATGCCATTCGCGTAGGTACGCGGATCAAAGTTCGACATAGCCAGCTCCTAGTAGGTGGTGACAGCAGCGCAGGTCACGGTCACGGAGCCATTGGCGACTGCCGTGGCGACGGCCCAGGTGATGCCGCCTGCGTACTGCAGGAACTGGGAGTAGTCCACGTTGGTGTTGGAGCCCGGGATCTGGCTGGTTGAGGGCAGCGTCAGCGTGCCAATGGTGGTGCCACCAGTTGACTGGTTGCCGTTCGGTGCCCACTTGATGGCAATGGTCGCGGTCACTGGGGTGGCGCCAGTCGGCGCACCCACCACCGAGAAGGACTTGCCAATCTCAGTGATCGTGACGGGCGTGCCAGCGGTGCCCGGGGTGTTGGTGGTAAGGAGGGTAAACGTCTGCACCACGGGCGGCGTGCTGTTGCCACCGCTCACGGGTAAGGGGTTCACCGGGGAGACCACGGCGCCGCCTTGTGCCAGGTACACGGGCACGGCTGACGCCGGGTTGGACGGGTCATTTGGGATCGGCATAACTGGGACCTTTTATGCGGTTGATCGGTTAAGTTGTAGGTGCTGCTTAGCGCGCTTTGACCTCCTGGAGCTTGGCGCGCCCCTTCGCTGTCAACATATCCGCCGGGAGGTCGCGGAGGTTGTAGATGTAGCTGACGTAGCACGAGCAGAAAACCTCCTCTGCCGGCTTGGTTACCTGGTCGCTGTAACCTGCCTGCCCTGCCTTGACCAAGCCCTCCTGGTGCGCCCAACTCCCCCGAATCAGGTACACCAGGCCGTCACGCTCCTTGTGGTCGACGCGGTAATTATAACCCGGTCGGCGCCAATGGGAGTGCCAAACTTGCGCGATGGCCCCCTTGTCGCTGGCGATGATGTCGTTGATGTCGCTGATCAGCTTGTGCCCCTGATCAATGTGCACCCGGCGCTCCTCGAAGGGCAATTTGTTGAACGGTTTCAACAAGTTAGGTGTCACGTCCTTGAGCTTGATGGCGCGGGTGCCTCCGGGTGGGATGGAGGTGGACCAGCCGGCGAAGCGCTGGACCGTCTCCTCCATCATTCGAGCCCGGTTGAGCTTGATCAGGTTGGCGCTGGCCAGGATGCGCCGGTCCAGCTCGTGGTGCAGCCGCGGGGCCAGCTGGTCCAGCGTGAAGCGGCTCAGTCCCTGGTGCAGCTTCAGCACCCGCCCCTTACCGACCTGCTGGGCAAAGAGCTGCCCGAACAGGCGCGTGAGCTTGGCGTTGACCTGGCTCTCAGGCACCAGGTCCGCCCGGATGGCCGTCCTTAGCTGGCTGACCCAGTGCTCCATGCGCGCCTCGCTGTCGAAGCCATGGGCCAGCAGGTCCTGGATGGCGGCTTGCATGACCTTCCGCAGCTGGCTCATAGGCGCAGGTCCTTCGGGTCACCGACAGCCTCGTCCTGGGGCAGGTTGGCTAGGTACTCCTGCAGCTCCTCGAGGTCCAGGAGCATGGGCTGCGGAAACAGGAGCTTCAGCTCGTTGTAATTGTCCATCGCCCACTCGATGAGCCTGGCCTTGTTGCCCGGGTCCACGGTGGGCATGAGCACGACCAGCAGCTCGGTCAGCGCCTTGAGCTTCTTCTCCTGGCTTTCCAGCTTCTTGGACTCCGGCTCCTCCATCAGGCTGGGCCACGTGGTCTCGAAGTTGTTGTACCACTGGAAGAAGGCGGTCTCGTACTCGACCTCCTTGTACTCGGGGAACTCGGCCTGCACGCGGGCATAGAAGTCCCGGTTCCAGGCGCGGTAGCGCACCAGCTTGTCCAGGAAGTCGTAGAGCGGCTGCATGTCGTTCCGCACGCCGTGGCAGTAGCGTACCACCTCCTTGGCGTCCTCGGTGCCTTCCCCAAAACCCTCAGCAAACGTCTCGTTGTTCAGGATCTGGGCCGGCATGTCGGCAGCTGCCGCGATGTTCTCCAGCACGTTCTTGCGCGCTACGACCATGGCGGTATCGGCGTTCTGCAGGTTCAACGTCTCAACGGACTCCTCAGTTGAGATGCTGAGCACGTTGTCCGTCTTGGCCTGCTGGAGCAACCGGCGCTTGACCCCGCCCATGGCGTACATGAGCTTGTCCGTGATGGAGCCCACCTGCTTCATCTTGGCGATCAGGAGCCCCGCCTTGCGCGTCACCATGTCGTCCGTCTGCATGGACTGCACGAAGGTCTTGAGCGGGAAGAGGGCACGCTGGTAGACCGAGCGACCCACGAAGCCAAAGGCGGAGGTGGTGAACTCGATGTAGATTGGTTCCTCGTTCATGATCACGCAGGCCCTGGAGCGGTGGAAGGTCTTACCAGCCACCGTGATGTCACCTCGCTTCTGGAAGTCCACGGCAGTGGGGTTCTGGTTCAGTACCAGGGAGCCGGCCGTGTTGAGGGGGTCCAGGACGTTGAAGTAGATCTTCTTGGCGTACAGGTCCTTGAGCTCAGCCGGCCGATCGGTCTCCTCGCCCTCTACGCCGTACACCAGCGAGGCGATGCCGTAGATACGGCTCAGCCGCATGGTGTTAGCGATCAGCTGGTCGCAGCCCAGGTTCTCCCACTCACGGTTGAAGGCATCTTTGACCATCTCCTCCGGGCTGCCTTGCACGGTGATCGTGCGCTTCTGGCTCATGGCCATCTTGATGGGGCGGTCGACCATCTTGGCACCCAGCGGGTGGTAGGTGTAGATGATCTTGCAGAGCTCGTAGCTGGGGTCAGAGCCCGGCTCGATGCTGTCAGCCATTAGCACCTGCTGCAGCGGTGAGCCAAGGCCCGTGCCCTCAACATTGATGGTGCCGTACCCCTGGCCGGTGGTGGCGTTGTCATTTCCGAACATTAGTAGCCGTCCTCTGTGCCGATGCCGATTGAGATCCCGTAGCAGAACGTATCGTAGAGGTCATCGGCTTGGTTGGGAAGCCCCAGGCGGTAACCGGTTACCTGGGAGATGAAGTGGTTTTGCTCGCGGTCATTATATGCCTTCTTCTTGCGGTAGGCGCTTTCAGTAATCTTCACGTCGCCTCGCGCCACGTAGTCCGACACACCCAGGCCCCGGCTGTCCTTGCCCAGCTCCACCAGCTTCGAGTCGATGGCTTGCGCGGCCCAGCCCTTGACAGCGGCCTTCTGGAGCAGGATCGTCCCAGCTGCCTTGTCCTCGATGTAGAGCCCACCGGAGCCCAGGCGTGCCCCCAGGGCCTTGGCCAGGTGGTCCAGCTGGCGGATGATGCCTGGCACCCAGTCCTCAAGCAAGGCCCCGTCAATCTTCACGATGTCCCAGTCCACAACCAGCAGCGGGACGCCGGCAAAGCGGTTGCGGGCGAAGAAGGTGACGGCCGTGCCGTCGTTCTTGTCGCCACCCTTGAAGGCGGTGTCGATGACGGCGTAGACGTAGTCCACCTGCGTGGGGTCGGGGTGGGGGTGACCGAAGATGAGCAAGCTTTCCTCCTGGAACAGCGTGCCCTCAATCGAGCGGGGCAGCTGCTGGAACAAGCTGGCCCACGTGCGTGGGTTGCGCTCGAACTGCGCCCAGTGCTTCTCATTGAACCACTCAGGCCAGAGGTACTCACCCACCTGGCGGTTAAGCGGGTCGTTGGGCAGCTCACAGCGCGCTTGGAGCGAGATCACCCGCCAGATGTTGCCGTCACGGCACAGGATATCACCGGACTGACCTGCCCAGTCCTCAGGCAGGATGCGGCCAGCGAGGTCGTCCTCATGCCATCGCGTCTGGATCAGGCAGATCCAGCCACCAGGAATCAAACGTGTCTTGAGGTCATCCTCGTAGGCGTCGTAGGTCTTCTGGCGGATGGTGGGGGAGTCAGCTTGCTCGCGGCCCTTGATGGGGTCGTCGATGATCACGCCACCAGCCCGGTTCCCGGTGATGCCACCCAAGAGCCCGGTGGCCATGTACTCGCTGCCGTTGGTCAGCGCGAACTGGTTCACGGCGTTGGAGTCCCGCGTCAGCTCGGCATTATAGATACCGCGGTAGCGGGGCTGCTTGATGACGGACCTGGTACGGCGACCCATCTTCTTGGCGAGGTCGTCCCCGTAGCTGGCGAGGATCAGGCGGCGGTTGGCCTCCTCTCCGAGGTACCGTGAGGGGTAAACCACCGAGGCGTAGGTGGACTTGGCGGAGCCCGGTGGCATGAACAGCATAAGCCGGCCGAAGGGAGTTTTGCTTGTCTTTTCAAGGGCTTGCATGATCAACCGGTGGTGAAGCGCCATGGTCGATTCAATGGGCTTGAAGAACTCGGTGTCGGGGTCGTCGGTGGCTGGTTTACCAGGGATGTCGATGGCGTTGCAGTAGTCCAGCACGTCGGCGCGTGCCCGGCGCCGGATCAGCAGCTCCTTGGCAGCCTCAGCTCTGGCCTTCGCCACGAATGATAACGGCGAGCTCATCGTCAGATAGTCCTTTCAGGTTCACAGCGTCACCAACCCCGGTGGCGTTGATGTTGATGTTTTGCGTTACGGTATCGATGTTCCAGGCCTTGCGCTCGCCCGACTGACGGATCATTAGAATCTCGGCGGTGATTTTGGTGAGCTTGGCGAGGTTGAAATCGCGTCGGGCAAAGGTCTCGTCGAGCAGCACCGCGTGGGTGTCCCACTCACGTCGATGGCGGTGAATGACGTTCGCGCGGGCTTGCGCTTCATTCTCGATGGCCTCATCCCTTTTGACGGGATCTTGCGATTTTTGAATTTTCGCAAGGCGCTCTTGAGTCCGCATTTTAATCGCCGCTTCAGCATCTTGGCGCCACCCTTCAATGCTTCGGCGCCTGTTAATGGCTGTAGCGGAGATGTTGTACTTGAGCGAAAGGTTCTGCACGGTGGCGCCAGCCTCGAACTCAGCGCGCACCGAGCGCCATTCGTCGCCAGTTGGTAGAACCACGCGTTTTTCACGTTTTTGCTTGGTGGGCGAATCGCCCTTGTCCGCTTTTACGCGCTTGATCGCGGCAGCGTCGCGCTTCGGAGCAGCAGTCGTCATGGTAGTTAGACCCCAAAAATTCCGCTACACATTTGCGGAGTTTGTAAACAAAGAGTTTTATTTCGGCGCTGATTTGAGCTGTTTCACGGCTCGTTGGTGAGGCCGGTGGTGGGGCGGCATCAGGCCGAAATTACCTCAGCATTGAGGTTCATTGTACTGCAAAATGCCGCTTTTTGGTCGGTGAAGCAGGGTCGGTGGAGCCGCCAAGGTGGGGCTAAAGCAGGCGAAAAAGAGGTCAATTTTGGGCTTTTGGGGCCGAATTTTGCCTGTTTTTCGCCATTTTTGAGCCGAAAGTGAGCCAAAAAGTACCTCATTTTGGCGCTCATTTTCGGGCTTTTTGGGGGGACAAAAGACGGCCTCCAGAAATTGTGTAGCAGCTGAAAAAGAGGCCAAAATGGGCCCGCAAGCATTACCTGATAAGGCTTTCGGTCATTTTTGGCTCCGCTACACATTTTGCTACAGCTTCACATTTTTTCTATATTGATGGTCGGCTAACGGTAGTGTAAGTTAAATATATAGAGACTACAGAGAGGGATAGAAGAATAAAAGGAAAAATGTGAAGCTGTAGCAAAATGTGTAGCGGGACCCATTTTTGGTCGTTTTCGCCACCCCACTGAGAGCCAAGCCCCAAGCCCCAAGCAGCCAAGTTTCCACCATGTACAGGCGTGCTTGAAATAACTATAATAATTGTGTTCTATCTTACAGGAGAGTTTTGTGGAAATTTCCGAAAATCTGAAGCAGATCTTTCGCGACATTGTCTACCAGATGCCCCGCGCCAAGCGCCAAGCGGTGGGCGAAAAGATCAAAGCCATGCAGCAGGCCTTGGGCATGGCGGCTGAGGACCTGCTGGCTGACCGGCGCGCCACGAACTGGCACCCGGGTGGCGGCGCCTACGCCACGGTCAAGGGCCGGCACGAGTTCTTGGTGCACTACCGCGAGAGCGATACCGCCTGCCTGCTGACCGCTGAGGAGGCCCTGCAGCTGGTCAAGCTGGAGCTGACCCCCTTGCGGCGGCGCGTGCTGGGTGGCCGCCACTACGCCATCTTGCTCGAGGACGGCGACATTGCCACCATCTGGAAGGCCAGCCCCAGCGTCCTGGCCAAGTTCGCCACCAAGTTGCCCAAGCTGTGATGGGGACCTTCGCCATGTACACCTGCAACCAGCCTTGCTATGATGCCCTTGACCGGCGCCTCGCGGCACCTCTCAGGCCTTCTTGCCAGGCCGTCTCCCGTGGTGTCAACGATCCTCAGCAAGTCGTGTTGGCGCCGGTCCCCTTCCTGCTTGCTGCATCGCTCCACCTCCACCTGTTAATCACGCCCCGCGTGAGGTCCCGTTATGCCTGCTAAAAAATCCACCACTGCCACCAAACCAGCCACCGCCCGGCGGGCCATCAGCCAACGGGCCCAGGACCTATTCGAGGCCAAGCTAGCCACCTCCGGGTTGGACCTGGACGACGCAAGTACCCTAAACATGTCAGTTCTTGACACAGGAATGGCCCAGGAACTCCACAAATCATTTAAGCCTGTTGTGGCTATGCGCATCCCCTATCATGACATTCTGGGTAACCCCCTGTCAGACTGGCCGGGGTGCCCGCCGTTCTACCGGTTGCGCTACCTGGAGCAGCCGCAGGGCTTCGAGGAGCAGGCCCGGGGCAAGCAGCAGCGCTACACCCAGGAGCCCAACACGGCCCCCGTCGCCTACTACCCGCGGAACGAGAACTGGGCCGAGATCGCCGTCGACGTCGGCATCCCCATCATCCTCACCGAGGGCGAGCTGAAGGCCGCCAAGGCCTGCAAGGAGGGCTTCCCCACCATCGGCCTGGGCGGCGTCTACAACTGGCGCAGCCACAAGCTGGGCCTTGAGTGGCTGCCCAGCCTCGACCTCGTGCTGTGGGCCCGGCGCTGCGTCTACATCTGCTTCGACTCTGACCTCAGCACGAACGTCATGATCGCCCACGCCCTCCGCGAGCTGGCCGAGGCCCTCGTGCAGCGGGGCGCGTTCGTCTACCTCGTGCTGCTGCCCACGCTCGAGGACCTGGACAAGGTGGGGCTGGACGACTTCCTCGTCCATGCCGGCCCCAACGCGGTCGACCAGCTGCACCAGCTGCTTCATGAGGCCGAGCCCCTGGGGCTGAGCAGCGTGCTCTTCAGCCTGAACGACAAGTACACGTACATCCAGAGCCCGGGCCTCATCTTCAACACGGTCACCAAGCAGAAGCTGCCGCCTGGCGCCTTCAAGGAGCACGCGGAGGCGGCGAAGCGCTACCAGGAGCGCCAGCTCAAGCCAGACGGCTCCATCAGCTACAAGCCCGTCTCCGCCGCGGCCGCCTGGCTTAGCTGGCCCCTGCGCAAGGAGGCCGAGGCCCTGACCTACCAGCCAGGGGCCGGGGCCCTGGTGGACAGCCCCACGGGCGGCAGCCGCTTGAACCTGTGGCCGGGTTGGGGCTGCGAGGCCGTGCCGGGCAACCACAAGCCCTTCATCGAGCTGCTGGAGCACCTGTTCCAAGGGGCCGAGCCCGAGGCGCTTAAGTGGTTCCTGCAGTGGTGCGCGTACCCCTTGCAGCACCCGGGCACGAAGCTCTACTCGTCAGCTGTCATCTACGGCATCCGGCACGGTACCGGCAAGTCCCTGATCGGCTACACGCTGGCGAACATCTACGGGCAGAACTTCACCGAGATCACGCAGCAGGACCTGCACGGCTCCTTCAACGAGTGGGCTGAGAGCAAGCAGTTCGTGATGGGGGACGACGTCACCGGGTCGGACAAGCGGCAGGAGGCCGACTTCCTGAAGAAGCTGATTACCCAGCGGGAGCTGCGGGTGAACGCAAAGTACGTCCCCACCTACGTGGTGCCGGACTGCATCAACTACTACTTCACCAGCAACCAGCCAGACGCCTTCTTCCTAGAGGACGACGACCGCCGCTTCTTCATCCATGAGGTGGTGGCCCCGCCCCTGAGCGAGGCCTTCTATCAGATGTATGACCAGTGGCTGAAGGCAGGCGGGGCGTCCCACGTGTTTGACTACCTCCTGAAGCTCGACCTGACCGGCTTCAACCCAGCCGCCCGCGCCTTGAAGACGCACGCCAAGGAGCGAATGATCGCGGACGGGCAGTCCGACCTCGGGGCTTGGGTCCGGAACCTGCTGGCCACGCCCGACGCCGTGCTGATGGTGGGCGGCGTGAAGCTGAAGCCGGACCTCTACACCGGCAAGGAGCTGCTGGCGCTGTACGACCCCGAGGGCCGCACCCGCACGACCGCCAACGGCCTGGGCCGCGAGCTGCGCCGCGCTGGGGTGCTGCAGGCGCTGCAGGGGGCGCCGCTGCGCTTGGCGGATGGCACGCAGGGCCGCTACTACATCATCCGCCACGTCGACCGGTGGGCCAACGCCACAGCAGCTGAGCTGGCGCAGCACCTGCGGGGCGACGTTGCCAAGGGACGGGCACCAAGCAAAAAAGTGGCGAAATATTGAAAATAATGGTTTACAACTAGCGGTCAGGTAGCTACAATAGATTTACGATCAACGAGTTACTGCTGAGGATCATCACCATGAAGCTGCTCCAGCTCTTCAAGACCAGTCGGCCGCGTGCATCACAGGCGCCTCGCTGGCCGGTCGACCACGCCAACCGCGCCTGGTGCACGAACCCCACCTCCAACGCCTGGTGGCGGGCCCAGGGCCTGGCTGAGGCCTACCGCCTCAAGCTGCGCCCACGCGTGCTCATCAGCCGGCTCCATGCCGATGCCTGCCGTCCCGTCATGTTCAAGCGCACGCTGCGCGAGCTGGGCGGCGCCTGGCTCCTGGGAGACTGGTCATGAACATCTTCTACCTGTCGGCCGACCCCATGGAGGCGGCGCAGCTGCTGTGCGACAAGCACGTGGTCAAGATGACGCTGGAGTCGGCGCAGCTGCTGTCGACGACCATGAGCTGCTTTGGGGTCGCGGCGCCGTACCGGCCCACGCACGTCAACCACCCCTCGGCCCTGTGGGTCCGTGCCAGCAGCGCGCACTACCGCTGGCTGCTGCGCCACTTCCAGGCGCTGTGCTACGAGTACAAGCACCGCTACCAGAAGACCCACAGGTGCGAGCAGCTGCTGACGCTGTTCACCGGCTTCTGGCTGAGCTGGCCGGGCCCAGACCTGCCCTTCATGCCGCCGCCCCAGGTAATGCCGCCTGAGTGCCAGCGGCTCAGCAGCACCGTGGCTGCGTACCAGGCCTACTACCAGACCAAGCCGGCGTGGGTGCTGCGGTACCGCCTCAGGCCGGTGCCCGAGTTCCTGCAGGCGAAGCTGGCCGAGGCGGAGCGCTTCGACGACAGCTGCTTGCTACCAACCTGACGCTAGGGGGAGCACCATGGCACAAAACTTCATACAAATCAAGGACTTAGACGGGGGCATTTACGTCACCTGCCCAGCCAGCATCTTGAAGCAGAGCCTGGCGCAGCTGCACACGACGGAGGTGGACCTGTCGGGTCAGGACCTGTCAGGCCTCGACCTGGCCGGCGTCGTGCTCATCGGAGCTAAGCTGCGGGGCTGCCACCTGCTGGGCACGAACCTCAGCCAGGCGACGCTGATCGGGGCTGACTTGGCGGGTAGCGACCTGAGCTACGCGGACCTGACGCAGGCCGAGCTCACGGGGGTGCGGTTCATCGGGGCCACGCTGGACCACGCGGACCTGCGGCAAGCCACGGCCTCGGGGGCCTCGTTCTACCGGGCGAGCCTGAAGTTCGCCAACCTGCAAAGCGCCACGGTCCGCCACGCCGACTTCCGTGAGGTTGACCTGGAGTGGGCGGTGGTGAATGCCCACACCGACTTTACCAACGCGGTCTTTCTTTAGGAGCGCTCACCATGCCTACCTTCGCCGACCTGATCTGCAAGTGGGTCGACCTGGCCTGGTACGTGCAGGGCCGGCTGATCCGCCTCTGCTTCCCGTACCTGGTTGACCAAGCCTACCCGCCACCTGAGCCACGCCAAGGCCGAGGAGATCGACCATGAGCAAGTTTATCCTAGCCCTCTTGCTGATCAGCCTCGCTGTGCTGCGGCTCATGGGCTACCAGCTCTATCTCGAGCAGGTGGCGCCACAACCGCTGCTGCGGGTCGAGCTCCAGGCCCACCTGGCGCCTGAGGCCGCCAGCCAGGTCAAGCAGGTGCTGCGTGCCGCTAGCCAAGCGGTGGCGGGGCCGGATCCCGATCAGCTGAGCGAGGACCCAGCTAAGCACGGCGCGACCATCACCCTGGAGCAGTACAACGAGATCATGAAAGGAGACAAGCAGTGAACAAGCCCTCTTGGCAAGACGCCCCGACCTGGGCCCGCTACCTGGCCATGGACCGCAACGGCATGTGGCTGTGGTTCGAGTGCAAGCCTACCGCCAGCCCCAGCCACGGCGAGTGGCGCCAGAACAGCGGGCGGTGTGAGCCCTGCGTGCGCTGGACCGCCACCCTGGAAACCCGACCGGAGGTGCAGCCATGATCCTCCTGTTCGCCTTGGTGGGCCTCGTGATGGGCCTGGTGGCCGCTGCCCGGGGCCATTGGCTCTGTGGCCTGCTGGTGCTGTTTGTCCCGGTGCTGGGCCTGCCCTTCGGCATCTACGGCTGCCTGGCCAAGACGCGCCGCCAGCAGCTGCAGGAGGCTGAGCTGCAGCGGGAGCTGCTGCGCGAGATCAAGCAACGACGTGCGAGAAAGGATTGACCTATGGACTACCACCACCTAAAGGCTATGGACGCGCTGGATGCCTGCATCTTCTCCAGTGACCTGCTCGATTCAGCGGCTTGCCGTGACGAGCTGCGCGACCACCTACGCAGTTGGACCCTCGCCTTGGATGACTACGAGGCAACCTTGCGCAAGGAGGGCAGCGATGCTGGCGCTCACAACTGACTGGGCGCCCAAGCTAGGTCTGCCGTCTAAGCAGACGCTGACAGCGGTGGCTGTCCTGGTGCTCACGTGGGTGCTGACCCTTGAGGCACTGTGGCTGGTCGCCAGCCTAACGCAACCCGTTACCACTACCTGCCTTCACCAATCAATTGGAGATCACTATGGAAACTAAGCACGGGGTCGCAGATGCTAACCTGCGCAAGAAACTTCTTCGCCGACTTGACGAGCTCGAAAAGCTGAACGACTGGGTAGCGGAAACGCCGATCCGGCACGCCGTCAGTGGATATCTGGTGGATGCCCGGCTCGCCATCCGTGACGGGGTCGATCAGCTGGAGGACGAACATGAACGCTGAGAGCTTGCTGCGATGGGCCCGCGAGGCCGGGTTCCAGACGGGCGTGATGCACGACTACGATGGCAACCCCATCAACGAGCTGGTCGTCCACGATGGGCGGAACCTGGTTACGGCGCTTGACAAGCTGGCGAACCGGGCGTGGCACGCTGGCCAGCAGGCAGCTTACGACGACCAGGCGCGGCCCATGGCCCTGGCACCCAAGGACGGCACGAAGCTCCTGGTGGAGCTGGATGACGGTGGTGTGGTGGTTGCCCAGTTCAGCCCTGCTGACCAGCTGTTCTTGGTGAGCTGGGACCACACCGTGCTTTGTGAAACTACGAGCCAGTATTACGAGCACGACAACGCCGTGCGCAGCGTGCCGGTCCGCTGGTGGCCGCTGCCGGCTGGGGCCGGTCGATGAACCTGGCCCTGGCTCAGCTCGTGCAGCTGCTCCCGTCGCCGGTGGTACCTAAGCCGGCCGTGCCCAAGCGACGGCGCGCCGGCGAGCCAGGTCGTCGCCCCACGCACCGTGACGCCATTGAGCACTTCCTGCGCAGCCACCGCCACCAGTGGTTCTCGACCAAGCGGCTGGCGCAGGCGACTGGGGTGCGGTTCAACTCCATGCACGTGACGATGGGGCGCTACCTGGCGTGGCAGCAGGTCCCAGGCCTGCAGACCATGACCATCGGGCGGACGCGGTACTACCGCATCTCAAGCCGCCCAGTGGATCAGCTATAAGTTGCCAAAATTTTGAAAATAATGGTTTACAAACTGGCGCGGCGGGTTATAGTAACTACATCAACACAACGAATGCAGGGGAACGAAATGAACCAATCCAACCACACCGTTGCACTGATCAACCTGCAGACCATGGCCGCCTACGAAGCGATGGACAGCAAGACCCCGTTTAGCTGGACCAAGGGCGGGTACGCTCGCCAGGTTCAGGTCGGCGACTATATCCGTTACTCGCAAGATTTCTTTGCAGAATGCGAAATGACGAAGACCGCCGCCTAACAACCCCGCAAGTCAAAGCCATTCCCCGGAGTGGCTTTCGCTGGCGATGTTGCCGAACACAGAAAAGGAGATAGCGGTGGAGAAAGAAATCATTCAAGCGCCGGCGCTCGATATTGATGCTCTTATGCTCAATCGATATGGGCGGAAGGTCAGCGCCAACGGAAAGCTTGAGCGACGCATCGTCGCAAATCTGATCGCCTACATGGATCAGAATGATTGGAAGGTGGCCGGCGTACATGACGGAGATGTATATGCCAAGGTTAATGACATGAAAGCGGCCATGGAACTTATTTTTAATCTCGACGAGGCCGGCTTGTACTTCGCCAAGGGGAAATCTCACCACTGCGTTTATCTCGTTCTGGGGAACGGCATCGATATCATCTGCGATTGGTATTACGCGAAAGATGACGCAGACGGGTTTGGTACTCTTTTGACGCAATTCGATGCCGAAGATTATGCATAACTGACAACCCCGCCACGACAGTCGCTTTTAACAAGGCGGCTGTCGTGGCGATGTTGCCAAACTGATAACAGGGGAACCGAAATGGCGCTTTACTTCATTAATACCCGAGAGGGTTTTGTTGCCGACGTGATCAACGTCCCGCGCACGCCGCAGGTGATTCTCTACGACAGTAATGTTCGAGGAGCTTTCCCGTTCACGACTTTCGAGGAAGCCGATGCCACCGCTAAGGAGCTGCTCGGTTGCTGCAAGGCTTACGCCATTCTTAGCAACTGCTAAATAGGAGCGAGTAACATGGACAAGAACCAAGCCCTGCAGCGCCTGACCGCGCTGGAAGCCGAGGCCGCAGCCTTGCGCGCCATCATCGAAGCGCCCGAGCGCGCGCCGTCGCTGCTGACTAAGGCGAAGAGGTTCTGGTGGCTGCATAGCCTTAATGGCCGTCTTACGGTTTTCAACGGCATGATGCGCCACGGCAACCCCGAGCTATACAACCACGGCAACTTCTTCCAATCAGCAGAGGTGGCGCGCGCCTACGCCGACGCCATCGACACGTTGCTGTTGCTGCGCCATCAGCCGGGGACGCAAGAATGCTTTGCTGGGGACAGCCCGTTTGTTATCCGGTTTGTGCATAGCGAAGCAGTGTGTGTTGATCACTTGGCTGCCATTGAAGCTATCGGCGGAATATCTCCGTGCTTCCAGACGGCATCTCAAGCAAAAGCTGCGATATGTGAAATTGGCGCAGACCGTCTGCTGCGCATGTTCAAGACGCTCCACGGCATCTACGAGGACTGAGCCATGCTGACTGACGCAAAGAAATTCGGCGAGATGGTGAGAAACGAGATCTACGCCCGTTGGCTGCATAGCGAAAATGACGCCATGAGCCAGCGGGAAGCCATCATGGATGTCGACCTCGCCGCCCTGCTGGCCAAGTGCGAGGCGGTGCCGGTCATGTACCGGGCCTATGCACCGCAATATGGCAACGCTGACGAATGTGGTTACGTCAGCGCATGCGGCCCATTCCACGAGGTAACCGGGCTTACCAACGAACCACTCTACGCCGCCCCCGTGCTGCCAGCGCATGACGAGGCGGGGGAGCGGGAAGAGTTTGAAGCGTGGGCGACACGACAGGGTTACACCCTTGACTATGACGCCGGAAGTAACCCTAAGCAGTATTCGTCGGCGCTGGAACTGATGTCATGGGCTGCATGGCAAGCAGGCCGCGCCGCACTGAGGGAGGCAGGGAAATGATTGCAAATCTGCTAAAGGCGGCTGTTGCTGTCGTGCTGACGCCGGTCGCCGTGGTTGCTGATGTTGTGACGCTACCGGCCAGCGCGGAAGACTACCGGCGCTGGCCTTTCGACAAGACCGCCGCGCTACTGAAGGCCGCTGGCGACAACGTTATGGAAGCGGTGAAGAAATGAGCCAAGACCGAGACATGAAGATCGCCGAGGCGGCCAAATGGCTGGCCGAATCGTTCGACTACCCGTGGGAATACATGCCTGAAAAGGGTAAAGACGACTTCAAAGCTAAGGTTCGTCATATCCTCGCCGCCATCCCGCCCGAGCCGGTGGCCGTTCCGGAGTGTCTGAAAAAGGGCGCGGTGTCGATGGAAAGCGTGACCGCTGGTGGTGGCATGTCACACCGCGTTGTTCTGAGCTTTTCGTCACTGCTTGACATGCATGAAGCGGGCAATGCGTTGCGTGACATGCTCGCCGCCGCGCCGCAGCCGGAGCAACCGGCGCAGAAGTTCCATGCACCCGGACTAGGCGAGGTTCACGATGCCGACCACAAGCATGACATTTGGTGCGGCACATATGAGGACGGTGAGGGAAACGCACTGGCTGATGATCAATTGGCTAAATGGGTCTGTTTCGCATTGAATGCTTACGGATTGCAGCAACCGGCGCAGGCGCTGACGGATGCGGACATTTTTGACGTTCGAGATTCAATCGAGATTACAGATGGAATGGGCGGAGACGATTTCGATTTGCTATTTGCCCGCGCCATCGAGGCCAGACTGAAAGGCGCCAACAATGCCGGTTGAACTCGTCATCAATGGTCAGCGTGTGACCGTAGACCGATACCGACACTCTTGCCACAACAGGCCGCCGATCCAATCCACAGGTTGGCTGCCGCCCGAGTGCCGGTATCAACTGGAAAACGACGACCCGGCGTGTGCCGGGTGTCAATGGAAGGGCATCAAATGACGGACTTTTGGCAGGGAGCGATTCTCGGGCTTCTCTTCGTTGCTTTCGGCATCGCTTCGTATTTTCGTTGCAAAGCCTATGTCGAATGGCTCAAAAAGTAGGAGAACAAACAGTGAATACCAAGCAACAATTTGATCCTGTTAGAAACGAGATTTTGAAGCTAGATGACGTCATTGAAAACCACGCGTTGCTTGCTTACCACGTGGGACGGCTCATTGAGTTTGTCTTGAACGAGCAGGCCAATAAGGCGAAGGAAACTAACTGTTAGCGGGGTAAGGTATTTGCTTTATCTTGCTGTGTAGTGTTTGCATCGCTGCTGGCGATTGCGTATGGCGTGCTGCTGAACCATTAATCACCGTGACCGACCAAGCACGCCATAAATGGGAGAGTACCTTGAACACCAGAATCTTCACCAACAAGCGCCGTCGCTTCCGTGTCTGGCTGCCCGACGGTCGTCGCTACATCCTTGAGGCCCCGAGCGCCGGGTTTCTGCGTGAGGCCATGCCTGGCGCCACCCGCATCGAGCGCGTGCGTAAGCATGGGTCAATCAGCTGCTGGCTGCTGGCGCTGACCTTTGTCGTTGGCACGCTGCTGGCTTGGCTAACCGACATTTACCTAGTGGGAGGCTGACATGTTCCAAGATCTCGTGCAGCAGGTGCTGCGCGCCAATGCGGCGGCCAAGAAGCGGGCGGCCCACCAGGCCAAGTTCAACACCAAGGCTGATCAGGTCTACGCCTCCCTGTCGCCCTCGCAGCCGAAGTCCATCAGTGAGCTGATGAGCCTCACTGGTTTCAGCTACGCGGTGGTTTTCAGCTCGCTTGCCAAGTTGCGCGAGGCGAAGAAGGCTGAGAAAAGAATGTGCAAAAATTTTTCAGTTTGGTATCGACTTTGATGTACCGCGCGTAAAAAGAGTAGTAGAATTAAATCTGCTGAGGATACTTCTTCCCAGCTTTATTTAACCCACAGGAGCTACACAATGGCTAAGCTGATCGATGACCCGAAAGTTGCTGAACTGGTTTCCAAGGAAGTTGCCAAGGCCATCAAGGCCCACCACAAGGCCGTAACGGCCAAGGTCAAGGAAATCCTGACCCAACACCAAACCACCCACAAGGAAGCCGGCGCCAAGGCCGAGCTCGCCGCCGTCAAGGCCGCTCAGGTTGAAACCCTGGCTGAGCTGAAGGCCCTGGCCGAGAAGGCTAGCGAGTAAGACCCTCCGGGGCGGGTTGCGTGTCCGGCAGACAGCGCAGCCCCAACCGGGGGGAGCATTCAGGTGCGTGCTAGACTGGGACCCTAGGACGCGTTTCCCCTAGCCTGAGTGCCACCCCCGGTTGGGTTCCCCATACCCAGCCAGGGCCTTGCCCCGTGGACGCTGTTAGCCCGGTTACAAGCCGGGCTCTTTTTCACACACTGAGGATCGAAAAATGAGAGTTTACAAGGTTGAAGCTGGTGTGCATCTGGTGCTGGCAGGTACTCAAGCTGACGCGCGTGCCAAGCGTGACGAGCTGGTGGCCAAGTATGACTTCAAGAAGAAGGACGTGGCAATCGCCGAGCATGAGCTGCCCACCGGCAAGTCGGATCTGCTCGCGGCCATCAACGAGCTACTTACCCGCCACGAGGAGGCTTGACCATGGCCGTCAACACGAAAAGGGCTGGTTCCGGTGCTGTGTCGCTGGCGGTGCATCCGCTTGAGCTGATCTTCAAGGACGCCGTGGCCCAGGCCACCGGCGGCAAGGGTGAGCGTCATGGTGGTGACGCGGTGCCGTTCTACAAGCAGCAGTGGGTCTTCCAGGCTAAGGTGCATGGCAGCGGGTTCCTGACCGGCCAAGCCAGCAAGAAGCTGACGGAGGCGGTGGGGCGCCGCCGCATCGATGACCTGGATGATGAGGCCTACGAGCGCGAGCTGCTGGGCGCCATCAACTACCTGGCCATGGCGCTGCTCCAGCATCGCCAGTTCCCGGAGGCCTGATCCCATGAGCCCCCTGAAGCTATGTCTGCAAGCGGCGGCTAGGAGGTGCCATCAAGTGGCGCGTGCCAGCTGGTCGCTGATCGGGGCGGTGCTGCTCGTGCTGCTGCTGGTTACCTGCCTGGGGCTAACCCTGTTGGCTATGGGCGCTAGCCTGTTGCTGATGTGGGCGTTGGCCAAGGGGGCTCGCTGATGGATGCTCTGATCCAGCTGGGCCTGCCCACGGACGCCACCAAGGATGAGGTAAAGCAAGCCTGGCGGCGTCTTGCCAAGCTCCACCACCCAGATGCCGGTGGGGATGCCACCACCTTCCACCAGCTGCGGCTGGCCTACGAGACCGCCTACCGGCTGGCGCCCACCGAGCGTGACCCGACACCCTGCCCCGATTGCCGGGGACGTGGTAAGGTGCAGGAGCCACAGGGCTTTCGTACCGTCACCCGCCTTTGTAAAACCTGCCGCGGTAGCGGCGTTCAAAAGGACTAATATCATGAAACCCATGCTCGGCGTCGCCGCCGACCTCAAGAAGCTGAAGTTCCCCATGCTGGTCAGCCCCAAGCTCGACGGGGTGCGCGCCCTCGTTATCGACGCGGTGGTGGTTAGCCGTAACCTGAAGCCGATCCCCAACCGCCACGTGCAGGCGCTGTTCGGCCGCCCGGAGCTGAACGGCTTTGACGGGGAGCTGATCGTCGGCGCCGCCACCTCGCCCACCGTCTACCGCGACACGGTCAGCGGTGTCATGGCAGAGAAAGGTAAGCCCGACGTGCAGCTCTGGGTCTTCGATAAGTGGGACGCCCCAGGGGTGTTCACCCAGCGGCAGCAGGCAATGCTGACCGCCGTCAAGCTGGTGCGCAGCCTCAAGCTGCCGGTGATACCGGTGCAGCAGGCCCAGGTGGGTGACCATGCCACCCTGGAGGCGGCGGAGGAGGGCTACCTGGCAGCTGGGTTCGAAGGCGCCATGCTGCGCAGCCCGCTGTCGCTGTACAAGCAGGGCCGCTCGACGGTGAATGAGGCAGCGCTGCTGAAGCTCAAGCGCCTCCTGGACAGCGAGGCTGAGATCACGGGCTGCTACGAGCTGCTGCACAACGCCAACGAGGCCAGACGCAACGCGCTGGGACAGCTGGAGCGGTCCAGCCACAAGGCCAACAAGGTGGGGCGAGGTTGCTTGGGTGGGCTCCACGTGCGGGATGCCAAGACCGGGGTGGAGTTTGACATCGGCACCGGGTTTAACCAAGAGCTGCGTGATGAGCTGTGGGCCCGTCGTGACCAGCTGGTGGGCCAACTGGTGAAGTACAAGTACTTCCCCACCGGCAGCAAGGACAAGCCGCGGTTCCCAGTGTTCCTCGGCTTCAGGGACCCGATTGACCTGTAAGGAGATCCACCATGGGCAAGCGCAAGGACAAGAAGGAGCGTCGGGACAGCTGGGATGAGACGCCCGTGCAGACGCTGGCGGAGCTGATCATCTGGGGCGTGGGCATCTACATCGGGGTTTTCCTGGTCTGCAGTCTGCTGGCGCCGGACATGGCGATGAAGTTCTGGCCAATTAACTTCTTCCTGGCCAACGCCCCGCGTTGATCATTTGGCGGCCTAGGCCGCCAAAAATTTTCAATTTAGTGAAAATAATAGTTTACAATCGTGGTGGTACCCACTATAATAGACTCATGATCAACGAGCCACTGCTGAGGAGCTCACACCATGTTCGTCATTCAAAATAAGCTGAGCAAGTTCTACATCAAGCAGTATGATGCAAAGTTTAAGAACTGTGACGTGACCAAGGACATCAATGCAGCTCAGCAGTTCGATACTGAGGCAGCTGCCAAAGCCTTCGTGAAGAAGCACAGCAGCCACGGCATTCCGACCACCAGCGCCATCTTTGTGGAGCTTAAAGCTGCTCCTAAAGCTGCCACTGCCGCTGCCACAAAGTCTGAAACCATCACCAGCGTCGCCACCAAGTTGCTGCTGGCTGGGAAGACCAATGCGGAGGTATGGGCAGTAATTCAACCCCAGTTCCAGCTTGACGATGGCAAGAAAGGCTACCCAAGCTGGTATCGCAATCAATTGAAGAAGAAAGGTCTGCTGTAAGCAGCCACTGTGTCGACTTGCAATGCCAGCTGCTGCTCACGCGGCAGCTGTCGTGGCAATGTTGCCTACTTTTGCCCACTGGAGCCATCATGTCTCAGACCAAGTTCTACGCCCGTCGCGATTCCGCCACCACCGTGCTGCGCAAGCTGGGCATCCACGCCCGCGACTACGAGGCCTTCATCACCAAGGTGGATGGCGGGGTGGAGCTGAACCTGACTGCCGCTGAGGCGCATGCCGCTCAGCTCAAGCAGCTGGCGGAGGTACCTACCAAGCCGGCGCCCACCGCTAAGTCGGCGGCCAAAGCAGCCAAGCCGGCGCCCGCTAAACTGGCCGCCAAACCCACCAGGCGCACCGTCACCAGTGCTGCCACTGAGCTCCTGCTGGCTGGCAAGACCAACGCCGAGGTTTGGGCGGCCATCCAAGCCGAGTTCCAGCTGGACGACAGCAAGAAGCACTACCCCAACTGGTACCGCAACCAGCTGCGTCGGAAGGGCTTGCTGGCCAAGTAAGAGCGGTTCAACTCAAGCTGTCACTGACAGCTTCGGTGGAGACGTTAACACCTGGTTCGGCTTTGGAGGAAGACGCAATGCGCATTTGCCTGGCGGTAAGCCCCGCTTTCGACATTGAGCTGACAGCTGACGAGATCCAGCTGCTGCTGCAGCTCGCCGATCACCACTATGCTGAGAGCTGCCGCGAGCTAGCCTACCCCGACGGGCTGCTGATGGCTTGGCAGCGGTTAGCCGATAAGGGCTCCGGCACCGCGCAGCTCAGGCTCAGCTGGCGCCAGCTGCTCACGATCGTGCAGCTGGGCGAGGTCCATGGCTGCCTGGACCATAACAGCCGCTACCAGCTGCAAGGGCTGCTGAAGCTCGCCAACGCCGCTGTCCACAAAGCCCGCCAGGAGCTCGCTAAACTTAAGCTTGATAAATTTGTCTTCCAGTAATTTATTATTTACAGATTGCGTTATACAATCTACTTGCGGTACCCCTTTCAACCCAAGCTGAGGATCTCTACTATGGCAATATCCAAGAAGCCTGCTGCGACCCCCGCCGCAGCACCTGCGACGCCCACCTCACGAGCGACGGCTGCCAAGCCGAAGTTCAAGATTCCGAAGACCATCGGTGCTTGTGCCGATCGCCTGTACGAGCTCAAGGCGCAGATCAGTGACCTGCGTAAGGCCAGTGACGCCCTCGATGAGGAGCGCAAGGCGATCCAGGAGTATGTCATCAACAACCTGCCCAAGTCTGAGGCCACTGGCGTCGCCGGCAAGTTGGCGCGCGTCACGGTCGTCACCAAGCAGGTGCCGCAGGTCGAGGACTGGGACAAGTTCTATGCCTACGTCAAGAAAACCGGCAGCTTCGACCTGATGAGCCGCAGCATCAGCGCGGCTGCCATTAAGGAACGCTGGGAAAACAAGAAGGACGTTCCCGGTGTCAAGGCCTTTGAAGCCGTCTCTATCTCACTCAACAAGGTATAGCACTATGGAAAATATCGACTTCAACTCCCCGGACGTCGAGGTGGCGGTTGAGAAGACGATGGTCAAGATGCTGTGGGACCTGTGCTTCAACACCCACGGCAAGGATAACACTGTTATCACATCCTCGTCTAGCATTACCGACAACGACCGCCAGATGCTGATCAGCGAGCTCGAGCAGCTGGTAGCTGAGCTCAAGGCCGGCACCGGCCAGGACGTCGTGGGGCTGCGCATCAACATCGCCCGCAAGATTGAGTCTGAGTCGAGAACTGGTATCCAGCACTTCGATTTCGGTGCTGGTAATCAGTTCGCCTCGGCCGCCATCTACCTGACTCAGAAGTTGCACGGCCGTAGTCTGGTCAATGACTGCCTGCCTGATCTGATCAAGCTGGCTGAGCAGTCGGCCGAAGTAAATTCCGCCCAGCACGTGCCGGGCAACACCACCATCAACTAAGGAGCATTACCTATGGCAACCCGCAAACCCGCTGGCACCGCTGTCGCCAAAGCCAAGTCTACTGCCGTCACCAGCTGGCAGGACAAGCTCGCCCAGTACGCCACCGATGCCTCGGCACAGGAAGCCGCCGTCGCTGGTGGTCAGTTCTTCGGTCTGAAGAGCGGTGTTCTGACCTTCAATGGCAACCCGATGCCCAACAACGAGATGGCGGTCATCGTCATCGACTCCGTGCTGGAGAACGTCTACTACGAGGGCCGCTACGACCCGGATACCCCGCAGGCGCCGATTTGTTTTGCCTTCGGCCGCGACGACAAGACCATGGAGCCGCATAAGCTCGTGGTCGAAGCCGGTACCAACCAGTGCGAGCAGTGCCATGGCTGCCCCATGAACGAGTTCGGCTCGGCTGACACGGGCAAGGGCAAGGCCTGCCGCAACACCCGCCGCGTGGCCATGATCTCGGCCGGTAGCTTCAACAAGCAGGGCGAATTCATCCAGGCTGACGGCGTCGAGCACTTCGCTGAGGCTGAGCTGGCCTATATGAAGCTGCCGGTGACCAGCGTGAAGGGCTATGCTGCCTACGTGAAGCAGGTCGAGGCCACCATGAAACGTCCACCGTTCGCCGTCTTCACCCGCGTCTCGGTGGTACCGGATGCCAAGAGCCAGTTCAAGGTGGTCTTCGAGGCGTTGGAGGAGGTGCCGGATGAGCTGATCGAGACCTTGATCGCCCGACACGAGGAAACCAAGCAGCTGATCGATTTCCCGTATCAGCCGGCTGAGGAGCAAGAGCAGAAGCCGGCGCGTGGCAAGGTGGCTGGCAAGGCCCCGTCCAAGGCTCGCGCCCGCAAGTACTAACAACCAAGGCCGGGGCAACCCGGCCTACTAACTGGAGATGAGAATGAGTAAGGTAAAAGTGGCGGTTAAGAACCCGGTTCTAAAGACCTGGTCTGGCCTCAACACCTTCATCATGGCTTGTCAGGACGAGGACGTGCTGGCTAAGCTCATGGAGGAGGAGCGGGCTGGACGCGCCCGTAAAACCTTCCTGACCCGGATTCACAGCCGGATCAGCTATCTGCGCTATCATCGCGAGCGCGCTCAACTCGCCTCTAGCTGAGGGGTGGTGACATGGCAGAAAAGCAACCAAAACCGGTGGTAATCGACTTCGAGTCGTTCGGCATTGAGGGGAGACCAAAGTACCCACCGGTCCCAGTTGGGGTCTCCATCAAGTGGCCTGGCAAGAAGTCACGCTACTACTCCTGGGGGCACCTGGAGGGCAACAACTGCACCTGGCCGGAGGCCCGTGAGGCCTTGGTCAAGGCGTACGCGCACGTAGATGGGGTGCTCTTTCAGAATGGCAAGTTCGACCTGGACGTGGCCGAAACCGAGTTTGGGCTGCCCGTGCCCGACTGGCGCCAGGTCCACGACACGCTCTTCCTGCTCTACCTCGACGACCCGCATCAGACGGAGCTGGGCCTGAAACCGGCCGCCGAGCGTCTGCTGGGTGAGCCACCGGAGGAGAAGGACGAGGTGGTCGACTGGCTGCTGGCCCACCAGCCGGTGCCCGGGGTCAAGCTCAGCAAGTCCCGTCAGTCGCCCCATTACGCCATGAAGTACCTGCCTTACGCCCCAGCGGACCTCGTAGGTCGCTACGCGGAGGGCGACACGGACCGCACTGAGGGCATCTTCAAGCTGCTGTGGCCTAGAACCCGCGACCGGGGGATGCTCCGTGCCTACGACCGTGAGCGGGAGCTGATGCCGATCCTGCTGGAGATGGAGCGCCAGGGGGTCCCGGTGGACTTGGCCAGGCTGCGGGCTGACGTGGAGCTCTATACCAGCTGGCAGGCAAAGCTCGATGCCTGGGTGCTTAAGACCATTAAGGCCCCAGCTGACCTGAACCTGGACTCGGGCGAGCAGCTGATCCACGCCATGATCGAGGCTGGCAAGGCAGATCCCGACCTGATGCCGCTAACGCCAACTGGCAAGTATCAGACGAACAAGGAGGCGCTGCTGCTGGGCGTGACGGACAAGTCTCTACTAGCCGTGCTCAAGTACCGCACCCAGCTCAAGACCTGCCTGGGCACCTTCATGCGCCCATGGTTGCTGATCGCTGAGCTATCAGGTGGGTTGATCTTCACCACCTGGAATCAGACCAAGAGCCAGGAGGGTGGCGGTACCCGCACGGGCCGGCTGTCATCCACACCGAACTTCCAGAACCTGCCGAAGGAGTTCAAGGCGATCTTCGCCCACGAGACCAGTGACCCCAAGGAGGCTAAGAAGCTACCCAAACTGCCGACGGCGCTGGCCGGGCTGCCACCACTGCCACAGTGCCGCGGGTACATTACCCCGTTTAAAGGTGACGTCTTCATCGACCGCGACTACTCCCAGCAGGAGCCGCGCATCCTGGCCCACTTTGATGGTGGGGCACTGCAGGCCAAGTACCTGGAAAATCCGTGGGTGGACTTCCACGACTACGCCAAGGCTGAGCTGGAGCTGATGGGCAAGTTCTACGATCGGAAGCCGGTGAAGAACACGAACCTGGGCCTCATTTACGGCATGGGCGTGGGCAAGCTGGCCGAGAAGAACAACATGACCGTGCAGGAGGCCGGTGACCTGAAGAAGGCAATTCTGGAGCTTTACCCGGGCCTTAAGGACATGTACAAGGACATGAAGCTCCGTGCCGACAATGGCTTGCCCATTCGCACCTGGGGTGGCCGCGAGTACTTCTGCGAGCCGCCTAAGCTGGTGGACGGGCGGCTTCGCAAGTTCGACTACAAGCTCGTGAACATCCTGATCCAGGGATCGGCTGCCGACTGCACCAAGGAAGCGATTATCCGCTACCACAAGACCAAGCGACCAGATGCCAAGATCGTGCTGAACGTCCACGATCAAATTACCGCCAGCGTCCCCAAGAAGTTCATGAAGCCTGAGATGGAGGTGCTGCGCAAGGCCATGGAGTCGGTAGAGTTTGATGTGCCGATTTTGAGTGAGGGCGCTGTCTCCGACACCAACTGGAATGAATTGAAAGACTACGACAAAAAAGGTCGCATCCTGTGATCTTTAATACCTGGAGAACGTAATGGCGCGTACCATCCCCATCAAGCCCCTGACCAGCTGGTCGTTCAGCCGGTACCAGGACTACAAGCAGTGCCCGCGCAAGTTCAAGCTGAAGCACATCGACCGCATCAAGGAACCTGGTTCCGAGGCCTTGGACCGCGGTGCGGCGATCCACGAGCTGGCTGAGAACTATCTCAAGGGGAAGATCGCCCGCATCCCCAAGGAGCTCAAGACTTTTGAGACTGAGTTCAAAAAGCTCAAGCAGCTCTACAAGTCCAAGGTCAATGCGATGCACGTGGAGGACAACTGGGCCTTCACCAAGACCTGGGATGAAACCCAGTGGGACAACTGGGCCCATTGCTGGGTGCGTATCAAGCTGGACTGCGCCCACCTGGAGCAGGACGGCGTCCTGGTGGTAACCGACTGGAAGACGGGCAAGTTCCGTGAGGAGATGAATGAGGCCTACGTGGAGCAGCTGGAGCTCTACGCCCTGTCAGCCCTCCTGCTGAAGCCGTGGTTGAAGGAGGTGCGCCCGCGCCTGGTCTACCTGGATGCCAGCATGATCTACCCATTCGAGGACGAGCCGCTGGTCTACACCCAAAAGGACGTGGCTCGCCTGAAGAAGCTGTGGGAGAAGCGGGTAGCGCCGATGTTCAAGGACAAGGTATTCGCGCCGCGCCCCAACAACAAGTGCCGGTGGTGCCACTACCGCGCCGCCAATAAGACCAACGGCGGCGGCCAGTGTGAATTCTAGCGAGGTGCATATGATCTACGTGCTCTACTGGTACGACGGCACTGACCGCGGCCGCAACATCACCGCCAACGCCCGCATCGCCACCTCGGACGGGGTGGTGGTTGAGGCTACGGATGCCATGGCCTGGGCAGCTGAGCAGCGGCTTACGATGGCTGGGTTGCAGGCCTGGCTGAACGGGAAGCCCATCAGCATGAAGCTGATCGGCACCCAAACCTCCTTGCTCGCCTACGAGCGCGCCCGCCTGCTGGGCACCAACTAAGGAAGACAAGATGCTTGACATTATGGTAGACCTGGAGACCCTGGGGCAGCGCCCCGGGTGCGTGATCCTCAGCATTGGGGCGGTGCAGTTCGACCCCAAGACCGGGAAGCTGGGCAAGAAGTTCTACAAGGTGGTGCGTACTCAGTCGTGCCTGGATGCTGGCCTGGCCATCGACGAGGCCACCCAGACCTGGTGGGCCCAGCAAGCGCCGGAGGCCAGGGCTGTGGTGGACCAAGCCCTGCAGAAGAAGGGCACCCTGGAGCTGGCCAAGGCCCTGACCGAGTTTGGCAAGTTCATTGCCCAATCCGGTGGCGGGGCCCGCGTGTGGGGCAATGGGTCGGACTTCGACAATGCGATCCTGGCGGTGGCCTACCACAAGGCAGGCTTGGAGCTGCCGTGGAAGTTCTGGAACAACCGCTGCTTCCGCACGCTGAAGTCGCTGCCTCCGGCACGTGGTCTCAAGGTCGAGCGGGAGGGCACGTACCACAATGCCCTGGACGACGCGATCACCCAGGCCAAGCACGCGCTGCTGATCTACGGAGCTTTGAATGGCCGGGCCGGAAGCCACGATTGAGCGGGAGGTCTGCCGACGCGCGTCGATGGAGCTGGGCGTGCCTAACATCAAGTTGAAGGACGCAGCCGGGTTTCCCGACCGGCTGTTCCTGGTGCCTGGTGGCCGACCCCTCATGATTGAGTTCAAGGCGCCGGGCGCCAAACCGCGCAAGCTACAGCTGTACATCCACGAGCAGCTGCGGAAGCTGGGTTACGCGGTGGAGGTGCATGACACGGTCGCGGGTGCCGTGGCGGCGATCAAAACACACAAGGAACAATCACATGGTTAAGGAGACCCCTCGCAGGGTCGAGAAAGCTGTAGCCTGGAAGCCTCACGGCTATCAGAAAAAGGCCGTCAAGTTCATGCTTGAACGCGCCTGCGCAGCCCTCTTCCTGGACCCCGGACTGGGTAAAACGTCCATCACGCTAGCAGCCCTCAAGATTCTCAAGAGCAAGGGCCTGATTAAGAAGGTGCTGCTGATTGCCCCATTGCGCGTCTGCCACCTCGTATGGCCACGCGAGGTCGAGAAGTGGAAGGACTTCCACGGCCTCAAGGTGGCCGTGCTGCACGGCAAGGACAAGGACGAGGTGCTGGAGAGCAGCGACGCTGACATCTTCGTGATCAACCCAGCTGGGCTTGAGTGGTTGACCCAGGCCACCAAGGCTAAGGGCCCCAGCGGCAAGACAGCCGTCACGGTAGACCTGCGCCGCTGGAAGCGCTTGGGCTTCGACACGCTGGTCATCGATGAGCTGTCTAACTTTAAGAACTCGACCAGCCTGCGTTTCAAGCTGATGAAGCAGATCCACGGCACGTTCGACCGCCGTTATGGCCTGACCGGCTCCCCGGCGGCCAATGGGCTGCTGGACCTGTTTGGCCAGGCCTACGTACTGGACCAGGGCCGCTCACTGGGTCCGTACATCACCCACTACCGGTCGAGGTACTTCAACCCGTCATGGAATGGCTTTAACTGGACCCCCAAGGATGGGGCGGAGGAGCAGATCTACGAGCGCTTGTCGCCCCTGGCCCTGCGCATGGCGGCCGAGGACTACCTGGAGATGCCCCAGCTGGTGGTCAACAACATCAAGGTTGAGCTGCCCGCGAAGGTCCGCGCCTTCTACGATGGGCTGGAGGAGGAGCTGTTTGCTATGCTGGATGATCAGGTCTTCACCGCCGTCTCGCAGGGGGTGTTGTACGGCAAGTGCCGCCAGGTGGCCAATGGTGGGATCTACCTGACACCAGACCTGACCAGCATCCCTGGCTTCAAGGTGCCTAAGGAGCGGCGGGAGTGGCTGCACCTGCATGATGCTAAGACCGAGGCGCTGGCTGACCTGGTAGACGAGCTCCAGGGCTCACCCCTGCTGGTGGCGTACGACTTCGAGCATGACCTTGACCGCCTGCGGGCGCAGTTCGGTCAGGACCTACCCTACATCGGTGGTGGCCTCCCCACTCGGCGCTTGAAGGAGCTGGAGGCGGCGTGGAACCATGGGGAGCTGCCGATCCTGGCTGGCCACCCAGCGGCTATGGGCCACGGTCTGAACCTGCAGCAGGCTGGCCATCACGTGTGCTGGTACGCGCTGAACCCTGACTTTGAGCTGTATGACCAGTTCATCCGCCGGGTGCTGCGCCAGGGCAACAAGTCGAAGCGGGTGTTCGTCCACCACCTGGTGGCGGAGGACACGGTGGATGAGGCCATCTTGGACTCGTTGCGCTTCAAGGACCGGACCCAGCAAGCGCTGTTCAAGGGGCTGCTTGAGCTAGCCAAGCGACGCCGAGCTCGTAAATAGTAGTTTACGGTAGCGGCCTACCTAAGCTATAATTGACCAAGTTGCTCAATGCAAGCCGGCCCAGGCCGGTTTCCGTGGATCAACTGCTGAGGATTTACCATGGCTTCAACCAAGCCAAAGGCCCTGGACTCGGCGCTGCTCGGCGTCAGCTTCCAGCGGTGCCCCTATAACTACGGGGGCGGTAACATCATTGCTGGCGAGCAGGCCTTGGTGGTAGCCGTCACGTCGACCGCTGTGACCGTGTTGACGCATAACCTCTACACCGCCCAGCTGCTTGAGTTGGCCCATGTCGATTTCTGGCGGCAGTTCCTACCTAGGCTTGACCAGTCGCGCCACCAGACGGCGGCGCAGCTGCGCAACAACTTCAAGGTACTCTTAAAATCAACCTCCCAGCAGCTTAAGCTGCTGGAAGACATCCTCAAAACTAGACTGGAGGTTCCGAAGATGAGCTCACCCAAGGGCTACCCGAAAGCCCGTCCCTGCGCTGACCACCAGCGCCGTACCTGCATCGAGCTGTTCCGTGAGAAGGGCCAGGTGCACCACATCCCGCTGTCTGCCAGCGATGGCCTGGTGGTGGCAGTCATCTCTGAGGCGGTCTTTGACGAGCGCTACAAGCCGATGCCTGACTACCCGGTCGACAAGGCAGCTCGGCTCTACGTCGAGTTCTCCCAGCACCTGGGAGCCACGGCTGAGGCCATGGACGCGCTGGGCAAGATGTGCAAGATGCTTAACAGCGAGCGGGAGCTGGCTATCGCTGCTGTGGAGAACCGCAAGAAGTACGAGGCCTCCCCAGTAGCCAAGACCTCAGCCAAGCGACGCTCGCCCACCAAGGACACGTCTACCCCGTGGGAGGATACGGACACCCACGACGACGCCAATGAAGCTGGGGTCAAGCTGGTCAACCGGGCCTCCATCAACAAAATGTCGGCCAAGGCTACTCAGCTGATGGGCGAGTCTGACCACATCCACCGCCCCAAGAAGCCGAAGAAGGAGGTACGGCCACTGAAGAACCCGGGCGTGTTCAACGACTCGTCAGCCGCCGGCATGTTCCAGAAGCTCATCATGGAGGGGCAGCTGACCGACGACCAGATCTTTGAGCGCGTCCAGCTCAAGTTCAACCTGAGCAACAAGAAGCGGAGCTACGTTCGCTGGTACCGCAACTACCTGACCAAGCAAGGGCTTAACCCGCCCGAGCCCAAGTAACACCCACAACCGTCCACAACCTGGAGATTCAAATGGCAAAGACCAAAGTAGTAGAGCGCGACGCGCGCGACTTCGATACCACCCAGCTGCACGAGGCTGGCCACGGCCGCACCCTGCACCGGGACTACTCGGCGCACTTCTTCCGCTGGAGCTTCGCCCGTCGCTACATCAAAGCCACCGACACCGTGCTCGAGATCGGCTGCGGGCAGGACAAGCCGCTGTCAAAGATCCTCACTGGTGGCGCGGCCGCTAGCGTGGGCAAGTACGTGGGTGTCGACCTGAACAAGTTGAAGCCCTCGAGCAGCCAGCGACTGACCTTCATCGGGGAGTTCAACTTCATCGAGCGCTTTAAGGAGCTGCTGAAGCTGCATCCCGAGGGCTATGACGTGATCGTCTGCATGGAGGTAATCGAGCACTTCCACAGCCGCTTCATGCCCGCCTTCATCAAGGCGGTCAGCGCGTGCTTGAAGCCTGGTGGCAAGCTGCTGCTCTCGACGCCGGTCTACGATGGCAAGCGCATGGCAGCGAATCACATTAACGAGATGGACGTCCCCACCCTGCAGGCCCACATCGAGAAGGGCAGGCTGAAGGTAGCCCGCCGCTTCGGCACGTTCATGGACATCAAGCACATCGGCAAGGTGGAGCCTCAGGTGCCCGGCATGGACAACAAGAAGCTGCTGGAGGCCATCAAGCTGACCCGCCAAGGGCTGGAGCAGTACTTCGACAACGATGCCATCAGCAACATCTTTGGCTGCTTGTACCCCGACAATGCCCGCAACAACCTGTGGGTCGTGGAGAAGTGACATGAGCGAGTTCAACGACGTAAAGCTGTTCCACCAAAAGTTCGGGATGCTGGTGCACGATAAGCCGGTGCACCTGACCAAGCGCAAGCTGCTCGAGCGACTTAACTTCCTGCGTGAGGAGCTGGCTGAGCTGGAGCACGGCATCTTGACACAGGACCTGGCTGAGATCGCCGATGCGCTGGTTGACCTGGTCTACGTAGCCAAGGGTACCGCGGTGCAACTGGGGCTGCCCTGGAAGGAGCTGTGGGACGACGTGCAGCGTGCCAACATGACCAAGGAGCGTGGGGTGGGCAAGCGCGGCAACAAGGTCGACTGCATCAAGCCAGCCGGGTGGGTGGGGCCGAAGACCTTGAAGCTCCTCGAGGAGGCTGGCTACGTGCAGGTTAGGTGGCTAGATCCGGTGGACAACCTGGTAGACGAACGGAGGTGCATCGATGACCCTGAGCATACCACCCAGCTGTAAGCGGCTGACGATCTTCGAGGGCTGCGACGGCAGCGGCAAGTCCACCGCAGCTAGGCGATTTGCCGAGCTGACCGGCGCCGTCTACGTCCACTTCCCAGCCCTGCCGTTGGTCACCGAGGGGCTGGCGCGGCTGTACGTTGAGGCGATGCTGCCCGCGCTGCTGGGCTACCAGGATGTGGTCTTCGACCGCTGCTGGCTAAGCGAGGTGCCGTATGGGCTGGCCTACCGCGGCGGCCAGGACCGCCTGGGGGACGCTAGCCGCCGCATGCTGGAGCGCCTGGCGCTGCGCTGCGGGGCCGTGGTGGTGCACTGCCACCCGCCAGCTGCTGCTTGCCTGGCTACCTTCCGGGGTCGGCGTGGGGAGGAGTACTTGGAGTCGGAGGCGCAGCTGCTGTCGGTCTACGGTCACTACACGGACCTCACCACCGCGCTGCCGCGGTACATGTACGACTACACCCAGGACTTTGACCTGTTTGGTGCGCTCAGCCCGGAGGTGGTCGACAGCATCCGCACGCCGCGGCACCCGCTGGCCTACCGCACCGCTGGCAACTTGCAGGCACGCCTAATGCTCGTCGGGCTGGACTTCGCCGAGCGCAAGGACCAGGACCCCTGGTACCAGTGGCCCTTCGCCTCGTTCAGCCACAGCGGCTGCAGCCAGTGGCTGGCCCGCCAGCTGGGCGACGTCACCGAGCGCCAGCTGCTGTGGGTAAATAGCGACGACCCGTTCATCGGCTCTGAGCTGTTTACCCAGCTCGTGGCTGGCGAGACCTTCGTCATCGCGCTGGGGAACGAGGCTACCGAGCGACTACGGCCGCTGGTGCCCGGTCGCCAGCTGCTGAAGGTGCCGCACCCGCAGCACGCCAAGCGGTTTAACAGCGGCCGGGCCTACCCGCTGACCGCCATCTTAAAAGGACTTACCCATGTCAATGAATGAAGTTTGGCTGCAGACCCTCCAGCAGCTGTTTACCTACGGCACTCAAGTCAGCCCGCGCGGTCAACTAACCATGGAGCTGCCCCAGCACACGGTCTGCGTGAGCATGCGCTCGCCGGTCCTGACGGTGCCGGCGCGCAAGCTCAGCTACAAGTTCATGGCAGCTGAGGCCTACTGGATCCTGTCAGGCGACGACACGGTGGCAGGGATCGCCCCGTGGAACAAGCACATCTCCCAGTTCAGCGACAACGGTGAGACGTTCTTTGGGGCCTACGGCCCCAAGATCCGCGGCCAGCTGGACTACGTGGTGGCGAAGCTGCTGGCAGACCCGGACTCCCGCCAAGCGGGGCTGACCATCTGGCGCGAGAACCCGCCAGCCACCAAGGACGTGCCATGCACGGTGGCCATCTTCGCCAACCTACGGGGCGGCCAGCTGAACCTGCATGTGTTCATGCGCTCATCTGACGTCTGGCTGGGGCTGCCGTATGACGTCTTCAACTTCAGCATGCTGGCCCATCTGATCTGCAGCCGGCTGAACGTGACCCAGTCCCCGCTGGCTGAGCCACTGGCGATACCAGGGGTCCTGTACCTGACGGCTGCCAGCAGCCACCTGTACGAGCAGCACTTCGAGCCGGCCCTGGCACTGCTGAAGCAGCCCCCGATGGGGGACCCTGTGCAGGGCATTACCCCGATGCTGATGTACCACAGCGAGCAGTACCTGATGGACGCCCTGAAGCTGGTACGCGACTCCGCGCCAGGTGACCTCGGGCGCTGGTGGGAGATCTACGACTAGCCTGAGCAAGCCCACGCAAGTGGGCTTTTTAGTGCACAAATTGAAAATAATGGTTTACAAGCATGGTTTAGCTGGCTATAATAGACTCATGATCAACGAGCAACTGCTGAGGAGCTCACGCCATGACAACCTACACCGACGTGGTAAAATCCCGCTTCGACACCACCTTGTATACTGAGTACCTCATTAGTGAGTATGGTCAAGCTCTGACCTACGGGGCACTGGGTGGCGTGTATAACAGCGCCATCAAGCATGCAAAGGTGCTGGCTAAACTTCTTGATACGACTGTTGAGAAGCTGATTGCCCACGTGCAGCACGAAGTCCGTCTTAACGCTGAATAAGTTGCTCAATGCAAGCCGGCCTGGGCCGGCTTGCATTGAGCAACTGACACTAAGGAACCTGTGATGGCCGGACCTAGCGACGACATCATGCGCAAGATCAAGAAGTGCCTGGCGCTCAGCAGCTCAAGCGAGCCTAATGAGGCCGCTGCCGCCTTGCGCCAAGCGCAGAAGCTCATGGAGAAGCATGGGCTGACCACGATGGACGTGGCCGTCAGCGAGATTAACGAGACCGACGTCCGCTCCACGGCTGGCTCTACCAAGGTACCCGCCTGGGAGCTCAAGCTAATGCGTCTTGTCGCTGAGGCTTTTGGCTGCCACCTGCTGTGGATGCGTGGCAACAGCCACGGACGCACGGCCAAGGAGCTGTTCGGCAGCTGGCGCCTGGTCGGCCCCAGCTCGCAGCTGCCCATCGCACAATACACGGCCCAGGTGCTGCTCCGCAAGCTGACGAAGGCGCGCGCGCCGCCCACGTGCAGCAGCTGCCCAGCCACTGGCCGCGTACCGCCAAGACAACTGAGGCCAACGGCTTCTGCATCGGTTGGATTGAGGCGATCAGCAGGACCGTAGTAGCTTTTGCTAAGCCAGCGGAGCTGGTAGCCAGCACAAACCAATTTATCGAGCGCCGTTACGGGCCGATCGTGCCGGCCATTACCCGTCAGTCTCGGTTCTACAGCTCTGGTGTGGAAGCCGGGCTGGAAGCTGGCGCCGGCGAGTCCCTGCATCGGCCAGTTGAGACCGCGAACCACCACCGCTTAACCTCCTAGGGAGACAACAATGCGACCATCAAGAGACGAGTGGGCCATGCAGCTGGCCTTGATCACCGCCCAGCGAACCACTTGCAAGCGCCGCGCCGTTGGCGCCGTGCTGCTCAATGCCCGGGGTCACGTGCTGGCCACCGGCTACAACGGCGTAGCAGCTGGCCAGCCTCATTGCAATGAACGTGCGCAGTCACCCATCTACCACGACGATCCGAGAGTCGCTGACCTGGGGGACTACTGGCAGGTGAGCGGCAGTCAGTCGGTAATCAAGTACGCCGCTAAGCTCTATACCGGGGGTGCCCGCCAGTGCGTCGGCTTCGACGACCACTACCCACATGCCTGCGCTGGGGCCGAAGCACCGAGCGGCCAGAGCCTGGACGCCTGTCAGGCGATCCACGCCGAGCAGAATGCCTTACTCCAGTGCCCTGATATCCACGCTATCAGTGCTTGCTACGTCACAGCCAGCCCCTGCATGACCTGTACCAAGCTGCTGCTCAACACCAGCTGCGTGCGGATCGTCTACCTGGACGAGTACCCGCACTCGGCAGCCCGCGAGCTGTGGGAGAGCGCCGGCCGGCTGTGGGTGCAGCACGCGCCTGAGAAGTTGTGGGTGCGGGACTGGAGCCAACCATGACAAGCCAGCATGTGCTGCGCGCCGCCTACCGCCTGCAGTACGGCAACAAGCGGCGGCTGCGCAAGGAGGAGCTGTGGGGCCGCCTGGAGGTGTCGTCCACCAGGGCCACCCCAGCTGACAAGCGGCGCTGCGAGGCGCGGCGTAAAATCGAGGACCGGGCTGAGGCCAAGCGACTGCGCCAGGAGCGGCAGGACGACTTTCTAAATGACGAGGAGCTGTGACCATGGAGCAACTTTCTGAGCTGTTGGATCAGATCAACCAGACCGTGACCCGCCTAGCTGTGGCGCATGCTAACTTTGGCGAGGCCCTCCAACTGGCTGAGCGCGCAGCGGCCGAGCTTCGCGCGCGGTTGGAGCAGCAACCGACTGTTAGCCAAGCCCGCCAACAATGCCAGGTCTACCGCGCCGTGGGCTGCGCGTACGTGGATGGTCCGCTTTGCAACGTACACGTCTGCTCGGTGCGGGTGGCCGCAACTATCACACCTAATGCCATCACGGAGAAGCACTGTGACTAACCAACCGCTCTACATCTTCGACCTCGACGGCACGCTGGCCGATTGCCGGCACCGACTGGCCTGGATCACCACGCCGCCTTGCCCGCACTGCCTGGGTGAGGTGCGGGCCGACAACCCGGCCGGGGTGGCGCTGGGTGCCACCTGCCCCGTGTGCGGCGTGACCGGTCAAGATCCTGACTTCAAGAAGAACTACCGCGCCTTTTACCAGGCCTGCGTGCATGACAGCCCCATCTGGCCAATGATCCAGCTGCTTAGGTCCCTGCTGCTTAGCGGTGCGGAGGTAGAGATCTGGACCGGGCGCTCGGACGAGGTCTACAGCCAGACGCTTGACTGGTTGCGGCATCACACGCAGCTGGGACGTGACCAACTGTGCCGTATGATAACCATGCGGCAGCGTGGTGACTTCACGCCGGACTACCGGCTCAAGGAGGGCTGGCTTGACTCCCTGGCTCCAACCAAGCGCTGCCGCCTAGCAGCTGCCTTTGAGGACCGCCAGCGGGTGGTCGACATGTGGCTGGCCAACGGGGTGCTCTGCCTGCAAGCCCCACCTGACAGCTTCCACCAACCACGGGAGCCACTGCAGCATGGGCACGACTGACTGCCAGGCGCGGCTGATGAGCAGCAACCAGTACCACTGTCGCCGCTGCGGGCTGACCTGGGACCGGGACGACGAGAAGCCCCCCTGCAAGAGCCACCGGGAGCGGTGTCTAGAGCTCGTCGCCAGCCTGAAGCCCTCGAAGCACGCGCTGAAGCCTCGGCGCTAGACGCATCTACGGAGGAGAACTGACATGGCCTACATCATGCTGTCGCTGTGGCTGCTAACCAGCCTAGGCTTGCTGATCCTGCTGCTCGCCCATCTGCCCAAGGTGCAGCGGCGCGCCAAGGCGTGGCTGGCCTACCGGGAAGCGCTCGCGCTGCAGGAGCTGCTGGCGCAGCGTCTGCAGGACTGCCCAGGCGATCCTGAGCTGGGGGCGGCGCTGCTGGCGGCTAAGGCACAGGCTGAGGAGGCTAGGCTCAATTGGGTGCGAGAGGCAGATGGGGACAGGAGAGGCCGCCGCTAGGGCGGCCCTGGTTACAGCGTCTTGAGGAGCTTGGCGCTTAGCCGGTAGCCGTCAGCCAACAGGCGCTGGCGGGTGGCGAAGGTCATCTTGGTGTCTAGACTAGAGGCGTAGCTGGTTGGCACCTCCACGATATGAGCTTGGTTACGCTGCGCTGCCAGCGCGCGCCCCGCCTCGCTGGAGGCTAGCACCAGATCTAGCACACGACCAGCCATGTCCAGCACGCTGTAGCTGCCAGCGTCCAGTCGCGCCGCCGGCTCCGTCAGCTGGATCCCCACCCGCGGCACCTCGTCCGCGATCAAGTGATCCGCCGGGATGTTATCACAGCAGCCACCATCTACCAGCAGCCAGTCCTTGTAGGTCACCGGCACGAAGACGAACGGGATGGACGCCGAGGCACGAGCTGCCAGGCCCACCGGCATGTCAGGGGTGGTCTCACGGCTGAGGATGACCTCCGAGTTGGTGACCAGGTCCGCTGCTACCACCTTCAGCTCCACCTGCAGGTCTTTGAAGGTCTTGCCCTGCGTCTTGTCCAGCAGCAGCTCCAGCAAGGCATCCCCAGCGCAGTAGCCGCCGCGGCGCACCCCCGACCATAGATCAAGCGTCAGGAACTTGCCCCAGTCAGTTGCAAGGAATAGGGTCTCAAGCTCCTTAGCGCCCATCCCGCAGGCATACAGGGACGCAACGATGGCGCCCCCGGACGTGCCTGCCAGCTCGACCGGTGTAAATCCAACCTGGAGCGCCGCCTCCAAGGCACCCACGTGGGCGCCCAGGCGGAAGCCGGAGCCGCTAAAGGCTAGGCGAAGTGGCTTCATTTGGCTTGACTCGCGGTGGGTTGCAGCGGAGGCACCTGCTGATTCAATGCAGCCGCTAGCAGGGTCAGCGCCACCGTGTCGCGCGTCTTGCGCTCCTCAGGCAGGGTCGACTCCTGGATCAACCTGACCAGCTCCGGAATCTGGCGAGCTAGCTGGGCCGTGTCCTCGGGCTTAAGCTGGGAGCCGGTGCGGCACACCAGATCCACGACCGGAGCGATCTGCTGAAGCATAGCCAGCCCCTGCGGCGACAGGGTGCCGGGTACCAGGAGCACCTGGTTCACGGCCTGCACCGAAGGGCAACCTTGCTGGAGCAGCTGGCTCACCGGCACCGGTTGGGGTTGCGGGACGGTGACGCAGGCGGTCAGCAAGCTAATTGACAGGCAGATGGCGGACATGAAGCCGGCGGCGGTCAGCGTGGTAATGATGCCACGGTGGTCTTTATCAATCATGTTAGCTCTCCTTGTTGGGTTGCGGCTGGGCCACCTGGACCTGCACGGTAGCGACGCCAGCCACGTAGGACGCATGGACACTCAGCCCAGCGAGCATTGCCTGGATCACGTTGAGAAACTGCACCTCGGCTGGGGTCGAGGCGTGACCCGAGATCACCATGCCACCCCAGATAGCGAGCAGCCCAGCGATGTTCAGGGTCTTACGGGTGTTATCCGAAAGTTGGGGGAGATTCATTTCGTAGCTCCTTTAGCCTGGTGTTGAGCTGCCATGTGCTCAGCGATGAGCTGCGCCTGAAAGCGACGCACCGCATCCGGGCAGGTGAAGATGGTTTGGGTGTTGTTCTGCGCCTTGTAGCCCTTGCCGCCAGCCTGTCCAGTCACGACAAAGGTACCCTCGCCGCTGGTCGACCAGTTGGTGGAACCTTCCCCACCCACCAGGCCATCGGCGACAAAGCCCTTGGTGTGGTTGATCTGGTGGGTCGATGACTGGCCGATCACGAAGTGGGTGTTGAAGCCGATCGGGTCCTTGGCGGCATCCGAGTCCAGCAGGCGCTTCTCGTGCACGCCGCCCGCCTGGCTCTTGTCCAGCGTGATCAGGCAGGTGATGCTGGGATTGTGGACGATGCCCATGATCAGGTCATTAAGCTCGTCATCGTCGTAGCCGAACATGCTCAGGTACAGGCTGGACGAGACTCGTCTTAACACATGTTTAAGCACATCATGGACGTCGTCACGGCCGACGAAGAACAGCTGGAAGTCTCGGGACGCGTTGGCGGAGTATTGGCCCTCCGCCGTGTACTGCGCCAGATCGCCTAGCGTGAATGTCTGAAGGGTTTGTTGCATTGCCTTGTTCTCTCCTCTGGTTACACAATGATCCCACCGGCCTTGGTGTAAGCCTGAGCCAGGTAGTCGATGGGGTGGGTGTGCTGCTTGTACGGGCTGCCGGTCAGGCTGGCCCAGATGGTATTGCACGCCTCGACCGCCCCCTTAAAGTCCCCCGCCAGCAGCAGGGGCAACGCGCGGCGCTCCCGGATCTGCTGGATGGCGATACGGTCTTGGCTCAGCGGCCCGAAGTCGGGAAGCCGCAACTGCACCTTGTAGGTGTCGAAGTAGTGGGCCAGCAACTGGTAGCGGCCGGCAGCCGAGCTAGGCACCGGGATCAAGGGTGGCTTGATCAGCCGGTTGGGATGGGACGCGTAGCTGTGGAACAGGATGGGTTTAGACGCGGTAGACCCGACGATCACGTTGTACCCGTCATCCGAGGCCTTGAGCAGGGCTGGCCCCAGCTCACTAATGGCGATCATGTCCAGAAAGGCAACGACGTTCTGACTACCGGCCTGGGCTGCAGTGATGGTGGCCATGCGATATCTCCTTAGTGGTCCCGGTCTGCCTTGTTGTGAAGCAGCTCCAGCACGCGGTCTACCTTCTGACCGAGATCCTTGAGCTCCGTTTCGAATTTAGCCTCGGTGCGCTCCAGCGCGTCACGGGTCACGTAGTACGTGGCCACGTGCTCACGGTGGTTGTACAGGGCGTCCTTGACGTCCCGGATGTCTCTAGCGTTATCGCGATCCGCGTTGTCCTGCACCTTCATCCAGTGGTACATCATCGTGATAACGATGGTCAGCAGCCCCGTAGCGATGGGCATTGCAATATCCATGAAGATTTTGAAAGATTCCATAATGCTCGCCTCTTGTCCTCGGGCTCGGCTTGGTTGGTGACCCCAGCCAGCTTGTGGCCGGCTGGGACCTGTGCTCGCTCGGCCCTGGGACGACTGAGCTATGGTGCTACATTACTGCTTTGCTGCTAGGTCCGGTGCCGGTTGAATCGTGTTGCCGGCTGCCACCCAGGCCACAACGTCGTCGCGGGTGGCCACGCACGACTCCATCGAGCCGTCGGGGTAGGTGCGCGTAACCACGCTCTTCTTGTCGTCAGTGTACTGCCACGCAGTAGGTGTGCCTTGCATCATAGCTGTGCCCCCGTAAAGAGAAAGCGTGCGGTGCTGCCGCTGCCATACAAATAAACGTCGCCACCATAACCAACTGTGGCGCCAGAAACCGTCGCATAAACCCGGCCACCTCGCGTACCTGCGAGGTTAAACGCGACGGCGGAAGGTGAAACGTAAGTGCCGCCGTAGTTTACGCTAAGGTGACTCAGCGCGGAAACAGCCACCCCCGTCGGCGGCACACGAGCAGGTGCCACGAAATTGACAGAGAACACAAATCGGGTAGCCGAATATACAAACCCTGATCCAAGCTGATCATAGGATGACGGCGCAACCCAGCTCGGCAGGTACCGCTGGCAACGCAGCAGCTCCGCCTCCGGCGTCGGCCGCTCGAACGCCGTGCAAAACGGTGCTGCTTCAAGCTGCACGCCGGTAATCTTGAAGGTAGCGCCGTTCGTTGCGCTGATCTGCGTCGCGTCAGTCGCCCCGATAAGATTGCCAGACGACCATACCCCAGCCGCACCAAGGAAGTTTGCCCCACAGCCAAGCGAGAAGCTAACAACCAGCGCGCCAGCCGTACCAGTCAGCGTCCATGTGCCCGTCTGGTCTCCCGGAATGTTCGGAATCGTAATCAGCGTGTCTGTGTTTGCCTGCGGCACAGAGAACGAAAACGGGTAGCTTCTCGTGCCAGCGATATTTCGAATGCTGCCGCTATAGGTGCCAGCAACGGATACGTTTACGACAAATTGCAGGCTAATCGGCTTGGCGTTTGGCGTTCCCCATGCAAGTGCCGTGATGTTCTGCGCCTCGATGATCTGATGCAGATAATTGTTATCACCACTTGCGGGAGTATAGGCGCTCGCGGACGTGAATTGAAGGTACGAATCAAACCCCAAAGCGGCAGGGCCGGCTACCTGTTGCGCGTTGAATAGACCGGCGACAGATGCCGCATATTTCCACTGGTCAATCACCCAAGTGCCATTTGCAACGGCATTCTGCGCCGCGTTCCCGTACTGCTGCGCTACGCGCATCGCGCCGTTCACGATCAGATTCTTGAATGACGTTGGGGTGGCGGCAAGCAGCGGTTGGGCATTCGACAAGGACCCCCAGCTCGTGGTACTTGGAAAGTAAGCCTCGTAGGTCTGCAGGGTGGTGTTGTAGCGGATGAAGCCACCAGCCGGACTTGCCGAGCGTTGGGCGGTCGTGCCCGCCGGCAGGATACCGGACCCCGTCTGGCTGTCGGCTGCCACGTAGGGCAAGTTCGTCGAGGACCAGGCCAGCACGTAGGCCGAGCTCGCGGCGACGTAGTACACCTCAACGATGGCTCCCGCCGTGATCTGGTTGGGGTACAGCGCGCCGCCCCCTTGATTGATCAGCGGTGCCGTGTTGCCGTTGACCGTCAGGGTTGAGTCGCCAGCCGGGTTGGGGTTGTTGGCCGTGAACATGATCGGCATCCCCGCCTGGATGTCGCTGAGCGGCGCTGGGGCCAGCGTGATGACGTAGGCGTTAGGCGTGCCGGTGTCCATGGCGTAGTTGAACTGGCCAGCTTGCGCCTGCTGCTGCTGGGCCAGCGCCTGGAAGGTGCCCGCGGTAAACATGTTGATGGCGAAGTCACCGGCGTTCCAGGCCAGCGCCGTGGTACCCTCCTGCCCACGCACCACGGTCAGCGAGTCACCAGTCACGGCCGTGACATGGACGATCTCACGCAGCGTCTGGGTAGCTGCGTCCGTCAGGGTCATTTTAAAGTACTGGCCCGTGGTGGGCTGGGGGAAGAGCACCCCCGAGCCAGGGGTCAGCGGGATGGTAAGCACCGTGTTCGAGATGGCTGTTGCCAACGTCGACTGGGCGTTATTCGCTGCGAGCAAAATTGCCATGGTGGTCAGTTCCGGAATTGATGTTGAAGTTCAGCCATACGCTGGCTGTCGCCACTTTTTACTGCGTCCATATATGCCTTCACCGGATCCTCATCACTCTTGCCGAGGAACTCCTCGGCGACGTGCTGCGGGACACCGGCTTTCCCAGCAAATTCAGGATTGTGCTTTACAGCCTCGAAGAATCTGCGCTGCTTCTCACTTTTGACAGGCATTGTCCACTCCTAGTTGAGAATACTCACCGTGTAGGTGTACTGGAAGGGTAGCTCGAGGACACCAGAATTGATGGCTGCCTGGAGCACCGCCGAGTTGGTCAGTGGGGCCGCGTTGACGGTCTTGGCTCTGACTACATTATACCCCACGGATCCATATGCAAAGACCCCATAAATGGCCCCGCCGGTGATGACGTGGATGCTGTTCCGGATGGTGATGTTCACCTGGCTACCAGAGAACGAGACGCTGACCTGGTAGGTGTTGTCATTCACGCCGCCCGCCCCATTGGTGCCAGTCAGGAACCGGATGATCCGCCGCTTCAACCACTTGATGCTGAACTGCTTGCCGTCCCCCTTGTACAGGTGCCACGTCAGCACGCGCTTGAAGATGTCGTCGTTGGTAACGTAGTACGACGAGGCGGGCAACACACTAAACTGGTTGTAAGCTACCGTGTTGTAGGCCCAGGTATCGTAGGCCCCTCGTGTGGTTGGCAGCCCAGAGGGCAGGATGGGCCTGGTGAAGCCATACAGCCCCAGCGCCACCCAGTCAAGCAGACCTCCCGTGATGCTGGCGTCCGTGTAGACCGGTAGCAGGGTGCTGTTGAACCAGGAAACATACTGCTGGGTCATGGTGTTGTAGCTGCTTACAAAGGCCTGCAGGTCCTGGTCATCACTGTACTGCTGGTACAGGTACGATGGGATCGTGGTCGTAACGGTGGTTGGGCCCGTGATGGTGTTGATCGGCACTGGGATCGGCTTGGTCATGGCTTACCCCCTAATAACCGAGATGCTAGTCGGTGACGCGTAGAAGTAGGACTCGGGGTCGCCGTAGATCAGCTGAGTACCCGCCGTCGGGTTCACCACCACCCCGTTGATGGTGACCAAGAAGGTCAGCTTCGACAGGTATTGGGCTGGGATCACCGAGGTCACAGCAGCCTGGAAGATGCTTTGCAGATCCAGGATGTTGATGGGGTACCCTGGCGACAGGCTGTTCAGGTAGCTAATCATCGGCGGCGTGGCCAGCTGCTGCACCGTAGAGTTAAGCACCAGGTTCGTCTGGGTGGTATTCCACGTTGCCACCATCCCCACCTGCTGCTGGGGCGGGTTGACAAACGGGATCTGGTAAGCGTCGGGGAAGTCGTTGATGGTTACCGTAACGGTACGTGGGTGGGGCGACAGCTGACCCCCGCTGGTGTAGGTGTCATAGCTCGTGGTATTAATCCCGGTCGAGAAGGTGGTTGGGGACGTTACCGTGATCGTCAGTGCCTGACCATTGATTTGGGTCATTCCCACCACGCCTGACAATGTGATGACCTGCCCCGTCGCCAGCCCGTGGGCCAGGTTGGTGGTGACCACCCCGGGGTTGGCGTTGGTGATGCCGCTAACAGCCAGAGCCGAGCCTTGGAGGTTGTTGATGTTAAACAGCCCCTTGTAAATCGCGTAGGCTGTTTGGTAGGGGTCACCGCCACCGCAGATCACCTGCCAGTTGCTGCCTACCTGGCGTACAGCTACCAGGTTCGGCTGCACCCCAGCCACCCCAAGCAGCTGAGTCTTCAGGAACGTCGGCATGCCGGTGGCCGAAGCTTGGCCAGCCTGGATTACCTGCGCACGATACTGCGCCACGGTCTGAGCAGCTGCCGACGGCGTACCTGCGGTGGTGTTGGTCACCTTGAGCGTGATGGTCGAGGGGACCGACGTTACGACCGTGGTAATCGTGTTTGGCGGTACCGCCCAGCTACCTGTCTGGTTGGCGACCACGTAGATCGGCGCCGAGGTACCGCTGGCGCCTACAATGCCGCCTGTCTGCACAACGTACTGGTGGCCGCTATCAGCCACGATGAAGCCGGGATTGATGGGAAAGCCTGGGGTGCCGGTGAAAACCACATAAGCGCTGGTATTGGTGGTCTGCCCCTGAGCTACTCCATACATGTTGCCCAGCTGGGTCAGCAGGAAGTTGTTTGCCCCGTACGGGGTGAGGGAGTTCACGGCCTCCACTCGAGCAGAATCAATCAGCACCATTGCCCCAACGTCCGTGCTGGAGATGTCCTCAATCAAGGAGCCCGGCAGGTTAGCTGTGTAACCTGGGTTGGTAGCTGCCACGTAGCTCAGCAGCTGGGCCAGCAAGTCATTGGGGTTCTGAGGCTGAAGACCCGCGCTCGTCACCACCGTAGGCAGAGTATTTGTCGTCATACGGCCACCGTTGTCTGAAGTTTAGTGCCGTTGTTCAGCACCGCGTTGATGTTGTAGGTCGGGGTTGAGCTCGCCTGCTTGGCAATAGACAAGCTGGCGAAGTAGCTGGCGAAGTACTGCTGATTCAGGTTGACGTAATAGTCAGGAAACACCTGCTCAATGACCGCCCGCTGCGCCGGGATACCTCGGTCGGCATAGAACGGGCTCTCCCCCAGGTTCAATTTCAGGTTCTGACACAGCGTCGTCAGCCAAACGTAGTCGTCGCTACCTGTGCTGTCAGTCTGCACCACCACCCACTTGGGGTTCCCGTTGCTGTCGTAGGTCCGTCCATAGGTCCTCAAGGGTTTCTCCTTAGTTGCTCGGGGCGATGCTACCGCCGGTGAATGGGGTATTAGGCGTGGTGGTCACTGCCGTGGCGCCTTGCGCGGTGTGCTGGTGCGAGTTGGCCCAGTTGACCAGCGCCTGCCAAGCCGTTGCCATCACAGTGGGGCCTGTGTTATGCGACCCATCAGTCAACGACAGAGACGGTGCTGAGATAGCCCCTGAGGCTGAGCCTGACAGGGTATACGCCCCCGAGCTATTGAGCGTGAACGTGCAACCCCCGCAAGTAGCCTTGATCTGCGTCGGACTCACCATGCTGATGCTAGTCGGGGTCAGCGTGATCACGCTATTCGACCCCGTGTCACGCATTACTACGCCATTGGGGCCGTAGATGGTGACTGAGTTCTGGTCGACGCTGGACCAGAGGGCGTTGCCAATCGGCAGGAACACTAACGCCCCGAGATTGGAGGGCACGGTTAGATCCGCCACGGTTCCACCCAGGCCACTGATCCCCCCGAGGCGTGCATCGAGTGGGACCACCACGCCCTTATCTCCGACCTGTATGGGGTAGCGAATGTACTCCGGGCCGAAGAGGGGGATCGTCACTTGTGGCAGGGTGAAACCGCTTTGGACCTCAAACTTCACTGTCACAATAGCACCGGCTACGCTTACCACAGAGCAGGGCAAACCCTTACCGCGTTGCTGGATAGCGTCGCCTACCCGCTTCTCAGCTACTGCGTTAATTGACCGCTGGAAGGGGGTTTTTTGACTGTTGCTCATTATATCACGACCCCTCTGGTAGTTGGACAGCGTCGAAGATGGTCACCCAGGCAGAGGCATCACGCTGGCGGTAGTTTCCCACGTGGCGCACCCGGATCACCTGGAAGGTGCTCCTGAAGGTAGCCTGGTTCTTGTACTGCGAGTAGGTCTGCGCCGTGACCACGATGGGGGATGGGGGCATCGTCACGTAGTCGTTCACGTTCAGGTCGGCCCTGACCGCGCATTTGAACTGGATGGTGCCAAAATCCAGCCAGGTGGGCTGGCCAATCAGGTCGATAAACTTTAGCTGCTGGGGCTTGCCCCGGCTGGTGCCGTCGTAGACGACCACTTGGTTGTTGCGTATCACCATGTCTACACCGGGGTAGTTCCCCTGGATCAAGGCTTGGGTGACCTGCTTCAGGTACTGAGCCAGCTGGGTAGCCGTCTGGAAGTACGCCACCTCATCAGCTGGAAGCACCAGGTTCGGGCTGATGTTGATTACTGGCGCCTGGTAACCTGGGAAGGCGGCGGTCAAGGTCTGGGCCAGCGCCGCAGCTAGCTGGGTACCGGCCTTCCAGTCCAGCACGATGTTGGCCGGCGCGTCTTGGGCACCGACGTATGGCTGGATGACGAAGTCCAGGCACTGATTGGTCTCCTGCCAGTTGCCGAAGGCCTGCTGAACCGTTCCCTCCATGATCAACCCACGGTAGGCGGGGTTGGCTAGGGGGAGCCCAGCAGCCATCCCGGCGTACACCTGGATCTTGCTGCCGTTGTAGTTTCTGGCTTGCGAGATATCTACGATGCTGATGCCCCAGACGCGCAGGAAGGCTGTTCCTGCAGGTTCTGCCATGGCCCAGACCGGGAAGTCAAACTCGATCTGCAGCGCCCCCAGGTTGGTCGTCCCGTCTGGGTTCAGGCTGCTGAAGCGCTTGGTCACCGCCGGTTGGTTACTGGTACCAGCAGGGCTGGTGATAACAATCTCGTAGTACCTCATGGGTTGACCTCGAACTGGCCAGTGGACTCACGATAGACGAGCGTGCTGGCAAAGTACCCAGCCACCATGGAGATGTCGTAGCTGTCGGGGCTCTCAATCAACGGAATGGCTAGCACCAGGGTGCCATCCACCTGCGTGATGTTGACGTAGTATCTTGCCCCAAAGACGTTCCAGGTCACGGTAACCGTGTAGGTCTGGCCATCAAGCGTAGCATTAAACTGGAAATTTGACGTCGTCGAGGGCGCGAAGTCGATGTAGGTTGTCATGGTTAGCCTCCTGTTCCCAACCCGGCTGGTACGCCAGCCAGCGAGCCTGTGGTGCCAGCCATGGGTCCCACTACCGAGGAGACACCCCCTTGAGACGCGCCAATCAGCGACGACGGACCAGACCAAGTCGGTGTGGATCCGGTAGGCAGCCCACTGGCCAGCTTCGACATTAGGGAGTTGAGCGCGTTGGTGGCAGCCACCTGGGTAAGCAGCGGCTGCTCGAAGTCCCACTGCCAGGTCTGCTGGCGCTGCTTCGAGTCCCCGCTGGTGGCGTCGCGCAAGCCAAGCAGCACACAGTTGGTGTAGATGTAGGTGGGGGTGACGACCGTGAAGGTGCCGCCACGTGCCACATGCAGGTCCAGAGTTTTCTTCAGGGCTGACATGGTCAGAAACTTCGACAGGTACCCGCCTGACCGGTTAACCGGGATGTGCATCAGCATGGAGACCGGCAGCGGTTGGGCGATGATTGCGTTGGCTGCCACGGTCTGGTTAGCAAACGGGTACTGGCCAATCTGGTTGCTCATCAGGCTGGCCCCCGGCGCCGGTACAAAGTGGGCGAAGTAATCGTCGGGGTTTGACAGCGTGATGTTGCCGCTAAGCAAGCCACCCACGAAGTTGGAGGCCTCGGTCAAGGCTACAATGGGGAGCATCTGACCCGGCACCAAGTCAGCCACCCCGTTGGTCAGGATGATGGGGGACAGCTCAAAGCCAAGCTGATACCCAATTCTCAAGAAGCTACTCATTGCGCTACTCCTGCAGCGTTCGTGGCTGCGATGACGTCTGAGCCAGGGGTGTGGGACAGCACAACACGGACCTCGCGCTGGGTCTCAGCCGGCGCATGCGACAGCCAGCCCTGCGGGCCGTACTTCGCCACGGCAGCGCGCACTCGGTCCTCGCGCCAGTTGTAGGCGCCCACTGCCTGTGCCAGGTCCCCATGGAAGCGCTTCATCAGGTCCGACATGTAGCGAGCGGCCGCGGCTGCTGAGGCACGCAGGTCATTAGGGTCCCGGAGCCCGTACTGGGCAGCGGTGGCGTCCATGAACCCGAAGTGGCCCTTGGCGCCAGCTGGGGACAGCATGTTGGCTCCACGGCTGGACTCAGCATACCAGAGGTGGTCGAGGAACCCTCGTGGCAACCCACGCTTGCGCTCCAGCTCAGAGAAATACGCCTGGATTGCCCGCTTGTTGGCAGGTGCAGGCGGCACCGAGGCTCTGGCCGGGGCGGGTGGCGGTTGGGTAGCTGCGACTGGAGCGGCACCTGGGCTCAAGGCACCAGGTCCACCCGCTAGCTCATTGGTCAGGCCATAACGTGCCAAGATATCACGCTGCGCCTGGATCTTCTGCTGGGCGGTGCGCAGCACCAGGTTCGGATGCAGCTCGACCCAGCGCTGCAGCAACTGGCCGTTGGTAGCCTGGCGGCTAGGGCTCTCCAGGAAGGACTGGATGGCACCGGCCAGCTTGGGGTCATTCTGACGGATGCTCTCAATCTTAGCCAGTGAGCTGGCCTTGAGGGTTTTCTCCTTGCCACCGAACATCTTGCCAACCGACTCAGCAAAGCCCCAGAGGGCACCACCAGCTCGGTCAAGGGCTTCGAGGAACGCTGACGAGTCTTTGGCAAAGTCCCCCGACTTGAGGTACTTGGCCAACTTCTCAATGCCGGTAGCCAGCTCATCTACCCACTTGTGCACCGTCTTGGTTTCGAGCAGGGTGTCAATGGCCTTAGCCACGGCATCTGACAGGTGGCTGATCGGTCCAGCCAGTGGGGCCAGCTTCTTGACCAAGACGTTCTCAATCTCAAAGCCGGCGCGCGACAACTGGATGGAGAGGTTCTGCCACTGTCGCTGCGTGTTGTCACCGATGGCCAGGGTCTTCTCGTCCTGAATCGAACGGCGGCGCATGTCCTCAATCTCTTCCTTGCGCATCTTGCCCAGGCGGGTCAGCTCTTCGATGGACGCGTAGTCAGTCAGGAAGGGGACGTTGGCTGCTTGGCCCGGGTTCTGCTCATAGCGCTTGCGCAGGTTGGGGATGAGCTGACGCAGCAGCTCGGCATTGTTCTTCTTGGCGATGTCAGCCTCGGTGATCCCGTTGGCGTACAGGCCCGCCCGTTTAGTGACGTCGTTCCTGGCCTCATTGATCTTGCCCAGTAGACCCTCTACGTCGACAGCCTTGCCGTAGTTCAGCTGCAATGCCTTGAGCTGGCCACTGGAAACACCAAAGCCCTGCGACTCGCGTCGCGCTGCAGCGGCGGCCCCAGCCAGGCGCTCAATACCGAAGAGGCCGCCAGCTCCCACCAGCCCCGAGATAACCCCCGTGATGGAGGCCCACTTGAGCAGCGACTCAGTAGCTGAGAAGATGTTCTTCGCCAAGCTAGCGGTGCCGCGCACCAGGCTGCTGACGGTGCGGTCAGCCGCCTTAAGACCAACCACGAGCTTGTCGGTGTTGGTCTTGGCGGCCTTGAACGATGCCGAGGTGGCATCTACCTGCTTGGAGAACTTGGCGAAGGGGGACATGGCTGCCTGGACGGATCCGCCCACCATGCCCCACTGACCCGGGAGCTTCTTGACAGCGTCCTGGTGCTTTTGAAAGATATCTTGAAACTTCTTAAACTGACTGTCATCCACCTCAATTTGGATGATGCTCTTTGCGGCCATTATAACCCCCGGCTTAGTATCTCCTTCAGCGTCTGGATCAGGTACCGCTGACGGAACTCATGGGCGGAGCGGTACTGCATGTCATACCGCCCCATGAACTCCTCAAAGCCCTCGTCAGCGATCCAATCTAGGATGGCACTGACGAGGTGCTCACCGTCTCGCCAGAACTCTCGCCCTCGATCGATATCGGCAATGAGTTGGCGAACTCCGTAGCATTCAGCAATGACAGTAGCGAGCTCCACAGTTGGCAAGCCTGGTCGAGGATTGGCTGTACCTGGGATTTTCTGTGCATCGCTGAGGCGCATGTAAAAAAAGCGATCATGCCCTCAATCTCGGAAACGTCATCCGGATGGAGCAGATCACGCGCCACGGCCGAAGCTAGCGGCATGGTGACCCAACCTTCCGGACCTGGCATGATCACGTTTGACAGCCGGCGAATCTCGTCAACAAGGCTCTGAGCAGGTCCCGGCGTGCCCTCAATCTCCCAGATACCGAGATCCTCTGCAACCTTGCGGAGCATCAGCATGGCCACACGTGGGCCAGCTACGACATTCAAACCTTCAGAGTACAGAGCCGCGAAGGTCTTCGAGATGAGCATGAAGTTCGCCTCGAAAACCTCCCGACTAATGGGGGTGGAGTGGACATAAAGCATGCCCTGCTCTTCTGTCTGCACGGCCACGACCAAATTCAAAGCCTTATTGATTTTCATGGTTAGGCAAGGTTCCACAGGCTGGAGTTGATGTTGTAGTAACCAGTCAGCACAACCACGTAGCCAGCGTCTTCACCGGCCATTGGCAGCTCACGGATACTCAAAATCGACCCATTGTTGATGTAGTAAGACGGCAGCGTCGAGGCATCGGGGATGACGTTGAAGTCGCCGATGACCGAGTTGGTCTCAATCTGTTGCTTGTACAGCGCCGACAGGTTCTGCGTGCGAAGCAGGTTGATCGTCACCGACACCATCTGGTAGGGCTCACCAGAGTTCACGATGCCGGTCATAGTCGGGATGCGCGTCGTGATGTCACCTTCAAGGGCCAGCGAGATGCCGGCCTTGCCCAGATATGGGGCGGTGACGTTCAAAGCGGGGAACCCCGGGATGTTGACGCTCGCACGCAGCCGGTTCAGGGTGCCCTGGGCGATAAGCGGGTTACTGGCCATTGCTCAGCTCCTGGTTAGGCGACGAAGTTCGTCACGTTAAGGTTAAACACGATCTGC